ATGGGGGAACATTATACCCCCTTAATATTTAATACCCCCAATATGAAACTAACAGTTAAGCAAGTTGATAGCAGTAAGCCAAAAGAAAAGGATTACAAACTATTTGATGGAGGAGGTTTATATCTATTAGTTACAAAATCAGGAAGTAAATATTGGAGATTAAAATACCGTATAGATGGCAAAGAAAAAGTTCTAGCTATCGGTGTCTACCCAACCATAACTCTCGCGGAAGCAAGAAAGAAAAGGGATGACGCAAAACGGCAGTTATCTGATGGCGTTGATCCTAACAAGATAAAGAAAGATAAGAAAAGGGATTCAAAGTTTGATGGAAGCAATACATTTAAAAGCATTGCTCTAGAGTGGTATGAGGGAAGAAAAGACCGATGGTCTGAAGGGTATCGTGATGACATGATGGAAGCATTTGAAAATGATGTTTTCCCATATATTGGAGATCGCCCAATAGCAGAGATTAAACCTCTCGAATTGCTTGAAGTGCTTTCGATAATGGAAAAGCGTGGTGTTACAGAGAAATTAAAAAAAGTTCGTCAGCGCTGTGGCGAGGTTTGGAAATATGCCATCATCACTGGGCGAGCTGAGTATAATCCTGCTCCAGATTTAGCTAGTGCTTTTATTCCACACCAACGAGAAAATTATCCATATTTATTGGCTGATGAATTGCCTGAGTTTTTATCTTCAGTAGACAAGTATCAAGGAAGTCAGATCGTAAGAACTGCTTTAAATATCTTAATGCTTACCGGTTTAAGACCAGGAGAGTTACGAAAATCAGAATGGTCATTTATCGACTTTGAAAGTAGAACATGGAAACTACCAGAAAAAATAATGAAGATGGGCAGAGTGCATGTTGTGCCAATGTCAGATCAGGTAATTTCTTTACTGCGCCAAATACAGCCAATAAGTGGCGATTACCAGTATATTTTTCCTAGCCGAACTAACCATAAAAAACATCTGTCCGAAATGGCGATAAATACAATGATTGGAAGAATGGGTTATAGAGGAAGGGCTACTGGTCACGGATTTAGACACACCATGAGTACAATATTGCATGAAAAAGGATTTAATACAGCGTGGATAGAGTTACAACTTGCTCATGTTGATAAAAACTCTATCCGTGGTACTTATAACCATGCGCTGTATTTGGAGGGGAGAAGGGAGATGATGCAGTGGTATGCTGATTATATAGATGAGCTGAGAAGTAAAAAGAAATAAAATTCAATTGAGGGTGTTTTCAGGGCAACGAGCATTATTAATTCGTTGCTCTATCCATTCATCCACTTCGCTTTCAATAAAACGAACCGAGCGTGACCCTATTTTTACCTGCTTTGGAAACTCTCCTTTATCTATTAATTTGTAAGTCCATGACTTGCTATATCCTGTTCTATCTAAAACTTCATCCAAGCGCAATAATTTATATTCCATTTTATCCTCCTATCCATTCTTCCTTTTATACTGTTCATGATCATCGCCACAATCTTTACTGCAGTATGCGCTATTAGGTGCGACCGGTTCTTCGTGACACCAGATACACATCCCGCTATATGATTTAATTGCTACCTTGCGATTTGATAATGACACTTGAATATATAATTCGTTTGTTTCATTTGCTGAGTCGATAATGTCCATAATTACGCTTGCCCTGTTTCAATTAAATAAATTACTAAACATAGTGCTATTAACCCTGAAAATTCAGTAAATGTCATAATTCACCTATGCTATTTTCCATTCATTTAATATTTTATTGCCGATATTTAATAAATAATTTCTATTTACAGTATTGATTATTCTGCGAGGAGTTACATAAGGTCGCCATATTAAAAACATAGAACCTTTATTATTTCCGCTAACTGGCTTTTTTGTTTCTGCATTAATAAAAGATATTCGACCTCCCGTAATTAATCTTACTTCATCAACTGTTTCTAATGCTGATTCATACCAACCCACAGAAGTATCAGAAGGAACTAACATAACAACAGGCTGTAATTGCTTTTTACATTGCTCAGCGGCTTTATTTACCCATGGCTGAATATCTGAATAGGGCGGATTCACCCAAATAGCCCCGTAGCTTTCCCAATCGCAATTTAACGAGTCGTCTTTTTCGGTAAGATAATGAGAACAGAGAGCGTTATTTTTATCAGCGGCGGCATCTAAATAGAAACCAAATTCATCATCCAATGCTGTAAATAAAGGTAGGGGAGTTTGCCATCTATCACGCAATTCCTTTGGTGTATGGCTACCTCCGTAGTCAGCCTTCATTCTCCGCATCCTTCATCATTAAGAACACTTCCATAGCTGCGCGATATGGGTTATTTTTTCTCACTGCGCCACCTACTTGCCACTCATAGCCATCTACCCAGTAAGCATCTCCAGCAGCCCACTCTTTGCACCCAGTGTCAAAAATTAAAGATATTTCATTCTCAATAATAATTGGCATTGCATCGGCTGGATTGTTGCATGGATTGAATTCACGCCACTGCTCTTTATTGCTCATCCTTGTAACCACGCCGTACCTTGTGACTTCGTACGCCAGTCCTAACTTTTCAGCAACCTTTTTATTAACTTCGAAGTCAGATAATTCGGTGTATTTATTCACTTTCTAATATCTCCTCTATCATGAGCTTAATATTAACTAAGTCCTGCTTTGTTATTGATATATCCCACGATGGAGATTTTAAATTAAATTTATCTTTTATTGTCGGTTCAATTTCAAAACCTTCTTCCTCGTAGTCTTGTAATCCCAAATAATATTTATCTTTCATTCCATACCTCTCCACAAACAACCTCAACATTTCTCACTGACATTAAATATTCAGCACGTTTATTGCATTCCGATTGTGTGTATATATATTCCGTTACAGGTACAGCAGAGCCCTGTATTAGCACTAGTAATACATATCCGATTATTTGCATGGTTGTTTATTTTGAATGTTTAATTAGAGTTTCTTTAATCCAGCTCTCAGCTTCATCATTACATGACAAAACATTTTCCATCATTAATTCAATATCTATTGATTCGTTTGCAACGAGAGATAATGTATTCATAAACATTGCGAACTGGCATTCGTCACATTCAATAAAGTTTGCTTTATATGAGCTAATTAAATGATTGCGAGCATATAGAACACCTAATTTCATTTGTTCTCTATTATATTCATTATTCATCTTTTATTTTCACTCCATTGCTTGTTAAGCTGTTTCTTATGGATGCTTCTAACGCTGAACGTAAGCATTGACACCCTTGATATTTAATTGCCGTATCTCTCGCAGTATTAACGAGCTCTCTTAGTTGATGATGTTTAATTTCTGGCTCGGCATTCTCGCGTGATGCTTGCCATACATCGAATAGATTTATCGTTGATGATTTATTCTTACTGCGCCACTCTTCAAACTGCTGCCTTGATTTATCCATTGTCATCAACCTGCTTTTTCAATTTATTTAATTCATACGAATAACTATGAAGTAACATTCGGTTTGTTCTAATCGCGGTTTTGACGTTTTCTTCAGTGGTGTTTATTAATGATATTATTTCAGATCCGTGAACTTCTTCCATTTTCGCTAGCAGACAATGAAACTCAGCTGCTAAATCTGGTATTGATTTATCCATTACTCCACCTTATCCCTCTGTCTTCACATACCAATCAACAAGATTATCAATTGCAGTATTGATATATCCTGATTGTTCTTCTTCGGTTAATTTATCCCATTCGTCCTCAGTAATACCCAGACCACATTCAGAGTCAGATCCAACCTTGTTTGTTCTTGCAACTAAAACCATCTGCTTACTCATATTCATTCCTCTTCATTGCATCCCTGCGAGTTGTCGTCATCAATCAGTTCAGCCTTTAGCTTCATGATCTTTCCATCTTCTCTATGCCAATTTATTTCCCCGCCTTCAGCAATTACTAATTGCCAGACCATTTGTGCGGCTTCATTTGTCACATCTCTTTCATCGTTACCAACTCTGACCAAGAGACCATCGCCGACGACTTTCATTTTTGCTAAGCTTATTTTTTTAGTTAAAGGTGAGAAGCCCAGTCTTAATCTAGCAGCGTTCGCCATTATTGAATCCTCTTCTGTTTAGTTGTTGGAGGTATCTATCTCCTGTTTGCATCCTTGCACTGAGCCCTATAATTAAACGTATGGCTTAATATCAAATTGCTTGAACCATTCTTTTATTTCGGCGTATTGTTCATAACTAATTCCAATATCTTCCCGCCATTCTTCAAATGAATTTCGGGCGGCGTCTTTAGTTAAATAATAAATAAAATCCTGCAATTTCTCAGGTGTGTTCATGGTTATATCCTTTGGTTAAACGGGTAGGGTGGTTAGAAGGGTATTTCTTGGTCATCCCAATCTTGAGGTGGCTCACTTTGTGGTGTTTGATTACTCGATGCTTGTTTTGGTGCTTGCGGTTGCTGTGGTTGGCCCCATCCTTGATTCTGCTGTGGCTTCTGGCTTCCTGCCTGATTACCACTGTTACCGCCAAAATCTAATTGATCAACGATAATTACCGGCGCTGATTTTTTCTCACCACTCTGGCTTGTCCATTCTTCCATGACGAACTCACCAGTAACCGTAACCTTTGTTCCTTTGGTTAGGTGCGGAGGTAACTTTTCAGCTTTAGGGCCAAACATCTTGCAGATAACCCAAGATACTTTTTCGTGCTCTCCGTAGCCTTGTTTCACTGGCAAACTAAAAGATGCAACCGCCTTACCATTTGGCGTCCATCGTTGTTCGCAATCTTTACCTAAGTTTCCACTTGCCGTTATTGTGTTAATTGCCATATACACTCCATTGATTGCCAAATTGAATGCCTAACTTGTTTAATCCCTGATCCATCACCTCAATGAACTCAGGTACTAACTCGTCAAATTCTTTCATCATTTTTTCGTCACGCTCAACAGGGAAATATGCGATTTCTTTTCCTGCCGGCATCCGTGGGTCAAAATTTGCAAAATGCCAGATATCCTTACCTGTAACCCACATGGAATATTGAACTTGAGCCACATATTCCTTTTTCATTGCATTGATTCCATTCAATGCCAAGTCTATAAATACGTCCGTGTTATTAGGGCACTTAAGCTCCAATCCTGAGCCATCACTGCATATGCCATCTGGTGAGCAAGCCATCCGTAATTGCTCATCTTTGAATATTATTGGCACTTCCTTTGCCGTTAATCCGGTGTAAAATTCGAATGTCATCCTTGCTTCTAATTCGTAGTTTTTACCCCATTCCAGCGTCCTTGCTGATACTTCCTTGTAAACTCCTGTGCAGACTTCACCAATAAGGGTGTTCAAATATGTTTTTTTTGTGTCTGACCATTTTGTTCCTGATCTTGGCTTAGAGATAACTTTCCATGCCTCAGAGGCAGTGACTACGCCGAGCCTGATAGACATCCATTCCTCGCTTCCTTGCTCTACTTTTGTTAAATCGATGCCTGTTTTGCTTAGAATGATGTCATTACTAATCATTTTTCTTCTGCCTTTTTCCTTAGCATGTCGATAATCGTATTGGCTTCAAATGCGGTTAATTGCTCTGGATTGGATATCTGATGGTTGAATTTTTTACTAATGAATGTGAAGAATTTGTCGCTCCATTCGCCATTAACTTTAAGCATCAAGTCCGTGATAGCTTTTAGTTGATCCTCGCTTGCTGGCGTTATGTCCTTTGTTTGACTTGCTGAAACATCAAAATAATTTCCTTCTCCAGCTTCTGTATTCACATAATCAATGGCTTGATCTAACCTTTCACGACGAGGCCAGTATTTGCTCGCTCTTTTTACAATTGTTTTACGAGCCATCTCATCCCACCATGTTTTCCATGGGCCATTTCTTGACTTGCTCGTGGCCTCAACAGCCTTTATCTCATCCAACCTCATCTCTTCCGTGAGATAGTCACCACTTGCTGTTTTCACTGTGCAATAACCACCAATAACACTACCTCTGTCACTAAATGCGTTATATTTGTGGGTTGGCGGGGTGTCTATGCCATTGGATTCATAAACATCATTTTCATGGACTAACTTGCATTGACCCCATTCGATAGCTTGAGTCACTTGAGCTAGGTGCATGAGGCCCATATAGCTGATATCAAGGCAAACAAAACCCTTTCTTGGTACTAAATACGCCAGCTTACTTGCTGGATTTAATGTAATCCCAATAGCCGCCACGTTAATAATGGCATTTTGAGCACTAGCTTGGTTTTCCATAGCCACCCTTGCTAGCTCGTCATTTCGTTGGAATGCCTGAATTGCAAACTGGCTTTCCTTAGCCCATGTAATTGTTTGATCTGTTAGTGCGTTACAAAACAATGGTTCTTGTTGTTGCACAAACTCAATAATTGACGTGCTCACAATATCTCCTTATCTATCCCTATCTGTATCGCTGTTCTAATTCCATCTAAAACCGCATCCAGTGCTTGGGGACTAATTTCAAATACCGGGTTTAACTTCCTTGCTAAATCCATACATAACAGTTCTTCGGGTAGGCTATCCATAACCTCATCAACTGATAGTCCGTATGTGTTGGTAATCACGCAACCCTCCTGAAATACAACTCATTGAGTATCTTTGCGACTACTTCCCCTCGTCCTGAGAGATGAATAGCTGCTGCGAGTGACTTTGCGTCATACTGATTAATGATGTAATCAACGACTTCTGATGGCTCTGGTTGGTAATATTGAGTAAGCTCGCTAAATGATTCTGTTTCAATGCGGACATCGTTAAGATTCTGAAAGGCTATTTCCGTGCCATTATTTCTGTTTCTACTGGTCATATCTGCATAGGTGTAACGTATAGTCAGTGACATACTTTTCTCCCGTAAGCCATCTTCTGTAGTTGACTCGCCAACCGCCAGACATCCTTGTTATTGGTTGAGACGGCTATCCTTGCCGCTTGACGTGCGAGTTGTAAAAAAGGCGTAGTGATACGCACCGCCATGCAATCACGCATAGCGCTGTAATAGTTAGTTTTCATGGTGACCCCGTTAGATGAGAGATAAGGCGGTTATCTGGTGTTGGCGAAGTGAAGGTGTATTAATTTATTTTTAATGATTTGAATTTTATTAGTGTGTTTTTTTATTGAGTAATGTATTTATAATCGCTTTTTCAAATGATGATTTAATTGAATTTTCTCCAACTAAATTATCTGAGAAGTTATTTAGTAATAATTCTAATTCTGGAGTTTCTTCATGAACGTATATTTTTGTTTTTACTTCAACATGTGGTGATTTAATTCCATGTTCTAAAGTTAATTTTACGTTAATAACGACACTGGTTTTTTGTTTCATCATTTTTATTTCCTTTTAATGAATATAATTAATTACGAAATGTCTTGTTTATATATCTAAATATAGGGTGGGTTACTGCTGAACGAGGGATGTCATACTCCCTCCGTTATTAACTAATTTTCTGTTGGAATTTTAACGTGACAAAATTCAATCAAATCTCTGGCGAATGCAAGGTCATCACTATTATCATTCCATACCGTATTTCCATTAAGACCATTCAACCCGTCAATTTTATTAAGCCTTCTAAGTTCCAAAAAAATATCTACTAATGAATTTAGTAAAAATGGGCTGTTGGAAACTAAAATTGCATTTCTAAATACATCTTTATGATCAAGTAGGGTGCATACTAATTTTCCATTACTGTTTACTATCTCGAAATTTTCATCGCTGATTTCAATATGCCAGTTACGTTTGACATGCTTGTTATTTTCCACAGTTAGTTACTCCCAAAAGAATTATTAATAACACCTACTACCCATTCGGCATTTTTTATAATGCACTCGAGCTCTTTTGTTTTTGTTTCTGGGTTGTCATCAACAATCTTCTTTAGTTTATTTAGTAGTTTAGATGTAATATTTAAAGTGTCATGTGAGGACATAATCATGTGACAACCATCTAATCCAGCAATAGATATGTTTACAGAAACAATCTCCTTATCTATGTCATTTTGAACTATATGGAAAGATTCAGTATCGGCAAAACAATCATCTATTTTCCACTTGTACCCCCACACTGAGAACCCCTCGCATACTCTAATGTTGTTTTTTCTGTCTATGCGAAACATATCTCTATCTCCTATCTATTAATCAACTCACCACAGCCCACAGAATGGACTGTAATTAGTTAACTGTGCCTGCTTTTAGCCACGTCAGGCGAGGTGGTTTCTCTAGTCCCCACCAAAGAAATTGGTTACAATGTGTTCACCCCACCAATGAAAAAGGAAAACAACATGCACATTCTATCTGAGAGGCAAGAAATGATTATTCAAGCATTAAATAATAGAGAATTCTTAATGAAACCAATAACTCAGGATAAATTCAACGAGTTATTGGAAGAATTCGGAGAAGACCAACTAGCAAGAGAGTTGGACTATTTGCAAAAAAGAGGGTTAGTACAAGACGGTGCTGTGAGAATCGGCGTTGTCGATGATGAGCCCTATTCTTTTAATATTCACAAAATGGGGTTAACCGCTGATGGTGTTGACTGCGCTAATGCCGATACTCTTGGTAACAAATTAAACGTTGTTAACATAAAAATTCACGAAAGCACCATTAAAAACTTAGAAGCAATGATCAGAGCCGTTAACCTACCTGATGAAGATAAAAAAACTCTTCTCGATATGGTAAAAGAAAAGGGCGCTGAAGCTGTTGTTAGCAGAATGGTTGATTATGCATTTGCTAATGCGAGCATTGCTACCAAGTTATTCCTTGAAGCTACCAAAACAAAACTTGGCTTTCATGACTAAGCCCATCCTTGGGCTTTATCTCGCCGTCACCCCGAACTCACTGCTCGGCTGTTTTTTCAGTTTTAATGTCTTACGTGTGTCTGGTGCTGATTTTTCTGGGAAATTTAACCAAGCAAAATCACCGTGTAATTTCTTTGCTGCTTCGTCGTATGCTTTGGCTGCTTCAATTTTGTTGGTATATAAACCTAAGTGAGTAACTTTACTGTTACAACAAATTTGCGCTTGCCATTTTTTTACGGACTTCATCCAGCTAACGCCTTTATACCCGCTTTTGTTGCTGGCTCTGATTCCTTGGTTGTGCTGGTTTTGGTTATGAGTGCAAATTCGTAAATTTTCAATTCTGTTATTTAACTTGTCGCCGTCGATATGATCGATGTGCATATCAGGGCACTTACCGTGAACCACCGCCCATATTGCCCTATGCTCTATTGCTTGACCTACCATTGACACATTTACTCGCCTGTATCCCCTGTGGTCTATAAAGCAGGATAATGGCTCGCCTGTCTTCTCTTTCACTAGGCATCCTTTTTCACTGTCATAACAAATGCCTTTAAAATTTGATTTAACGTATTTGTCGCTGAATCTCATTTGAAATACACCTCTCATATTTATAAGGAATATTTCTTATGAAATTGCATCTCATTGCCGTTCTTACCTGAACCCGCCGAGTGCCCGACGCATGGTTTAAAGTCGCGCCGTTCGACTATCTTTATCTCAGGTCGCCCTTCGATGATTAAAATATACCTACAGGTAATTTAAAAGTAAATACCCAAAGGTAAACAATTTAACGCAAAAAGTTTACCTGATTGTTTTTTAAGGTAATTTATTTTCAAAAAAATCTCAGATTGGAATGCAGATCACTTCTTTGGAGGGGGTAGGGTACAAAAAAGCCCTCGCGGGGAGGGCTATTTAGAGTTGTTTGTAGGTTGTGGTGGTTCTGCTACATTAGGCTGCTGAACATAAATAACAGTAGGTTGCACTTGCTTGGCTGGCTCTGATAGATTCAAATAGCTTTGAACCTGTGGAATCGCAAAAATTATTGCTAATAAAGCTAATATGATCCCCAACATCCATTGTACTGATGAGTATGATGATTTCAGACCGTCAATTTGACCGCTCAATGACTTATCGACTGCATCAATTTTGGTGTCTAGAGTTTCAAATTTAGCATCCATTTTTGCAGACATAGCAGTAAGAGTGGCACTAATCTGATCCATCTTGGCATTTTGAGTTTCACGCCAAGTAGCCATCTCCTCACGCATACCAGAGGCGATAGCTTGTACTTCGGCTTTGTTTTGAGCTAGTTTTGCATCTAGTTCTTCTCTGGTCATGTCAATATCCTCACTTACATCTATATCCTTTTCTTGAGCAGTATATCCACCATTTTTTTGTTTATCAAATGAACAAGAAAAATCAGATCCTGATACCAAACTAACTTTAAACCTTTTGGCATCTGAAAGGTTTATTATATTACTCATCACGTTCGTTCTTTATTATAAAAAAGGTTGAGGATGAATGTATTTCGATTTCACAGTTATTTTCTTCATCTACATCATAAAGGATGCTATCTGCTTGATATAAGCCACAGGCTGTTAACTCAACATTTTCCATATCGATATTAAAACCACCTTCGATGTATTTTTTCTCATAGTTTTTGGTGGTTATAGTAACTGAAAAAGCCTCAGTTAGAGGATTGATAAACCCTCTTGTTTCTCCAGCTTTAACTGATATATCAATTGGCTTTATAAAAACTTTGAATTGGTAACTATGATCTGGTTTTAACCCAACAAGGCCAACATAGAATTTAAGGTCAATCGTTTGGGCTGTTGGTGAAGCATAAATGCTAGTTACGGGAACTAGCTTATCATTTTTCTCACTAAATGGAGTTATAAAGCTAATCTTTTCATATCGCTCTATTTTTTCTTTATTAGTCATTACATTCACCATTAATTATTCGCCTGTTTACTTATTAATTATCCACACCCTAAAACGTGTCGTCAGGCCATTGGGTTATCCGTGGAATTTATAAGTAATAGACTGGCTAACTAGCACCTTAGCGCATATATAAAGCCCATTAATAGCATCTTCGTCTAGATACCAAGTTTCATATCTAGGGTTGTCAGATATAACTGCTAGGCGCTTATACTGTTTCTGCAATCGCTTTATGTAGAGCTGATTATCCAATACGAACACATAAATCCCGTCACCATCAAAAAAGTTTGTGGTTATATCTACGAATATCTGATCTCTAGGTTCGAACGTTTCTGTCATTGAGTCACCTTTTACAGTGATCATCTTTATCGTATTTGAAGGTCTTCCACCGAATAATCTTTTTGCTTCATCCGCTGAATACTCAATAGCCGTGATAGTCTCTATAAAATCATCGATAACCATCACGCCAGCACCTGCACTCGCTTCTACGTCTAGTATTTCAACCTTGAACTTATCATTATGTTGTGGTGGGGTAAATTCTGATTCTGTTATACCATCCATCCATCCAGAAGGGAGTCCTAATGCTTTCTGAATAGCTAAAACCATCTTATCCCCGATTCTCTTGTAACCAGACTTTGTCGGTGGATACAGCATCCTAGATACATATGACTTATCCTTGCCTATAACACGAGAAAACTCTTCTTGCGTCTCATATCGGGAAACAAGTTCGGCTAGTTTTTGACGCCTTTTTTCATACAAATCATTTTCATCTTTCATAACTAAATCATCTATCAAAAATACCTTCTGGTAAATTGCCTATAGGTATTGATATTTAATTTACCTGCAGGTATATTTATTCTATGTTTAGGTAAACAAGGACAACAAATGGAACAATTACGGATATTCCTAAATTCCCTTTCTGTTTCTGAGCAAGAGATGTTTGCTAAAAAATGCGGAACTTCAATTGGTTACCTCAGAAAAGCTTTAGCAAAGGGCTCAAAACTAGGAGTTGCCTTATGTGTGGCAATTGAAGTTAACAGTAACTCAAAAGTAACCAGAAAAGACCTCTACCCAGATGATTGGGAAAAGAACTGGCCTGAACTGGCAGCTTAATAAAGATTAAAAACAAAGCAGTAACTGAACGGCACAGTATATTGTCGGCCCCGAGGATCTGCCAAAACGGATGGCTAAAAGTCGGATGAGGGAGAAAGAGACACTATCCCGACAATTATCAACAATCCGCTCATATGGAATGAGCCACGGATCATTACTGCTGTTCCCAATATGGGAAGTAATCTAAGAAGGACTTTAACAAATGGAATGTGCAAAAAATATCAAAGTAGAGTGCTCATCAAACGAATTGATGACCTTCTATCTAAAAGAAATGTATTCAGTCGGTAATAACGGACTCGCTAAGGCGCTAGGAATACACCCATCAAAATCCAGTCGAGATAAAGCCAGAATATTCGATTTAGCTTGCCAGTTGGTGAGTAAGTTCGGATTACCCCCTGACTCTGTAAATATCAGCGATAAGCCAACGAAAGTTGTTCTTGAAGGCGACTATGCAGAAAGGGTTATTCAGGCTCTTGAAGGGAAGGGAAAGGTTAAAAGAAAAGCCCCAGAGACGGCAATCAATGAGGCTCAAATCAGTTTAAACATTTAATTTTATTTACTCATTAATACTGGACGAATAATCAGTATTAGTCAAGTAATTTGATTACTCATAGCTAAGCTCATTAATAAAAATTTAATGGGCTTTAATTTCATGAGGTTAAAAAAGAATATGGATAATTATGAGTATAACGTCAATATTTTAATGCCAAATTGTTATTTTGAACAAGATGAGAAATGGATTAAGGAAATGTTATTGAGGCTAAGGCCATCGATAAGAGCAAAGGTATCGGTTAAATATTCTGAAGTTTATCAAGAGCATTTCGACGATGAACCTATACCTTACAAAAAAATAAATGCTGGTAGAAAGGCTGCAAATACACGGTTAAGAAACTTTGTAAAAAACTACTCTTCCTACCTCGATGGATATGTTTCCGAACCGAGAGTTTTTCAACAAGGCACTGGCCAGAGAAACCAACCCTCTCAAGGTGTCGCCTGAATCACCGAATTTAATACAAACCTATGGCCTGTTCCTTGGAAAGTGTAGCAATGCTGATACAAGGCACTATTCATAAGTACATGATTTAAAAGCCAAAAAAAAGAAAATCCGAGTTCTAACTTGACCCCTATAAGGATAAGGAAGGGACAACTTGGAAATTTCTTAAAAATCAAATAGTTAAATGACATCAAAACGACAGGATCTGTCTCCTAAACGGACAAGTTCTGTCTCTTTTGCAAAAAATGGACTATCACAAAATGAGAATGTGGTCAAGAGTTTTTTACGCACGAGAGTTTTACAAGCGTTTGTCAAAAGTATCCCCTACCGCCACTGAGCTATACGGGCTAATCACTGACAGTTGCGACTGGAAATATGGACGGTATGTAGCGACGAGGGCTGAGGTAGCTGAGATCCTCAACGTGAGCGAGAGAAGCATTCAGAGAGCCAACAAAGAGCTTGAGGCGGTAGGGTTAATCAAGTTTAAGCGTGGCATATACGCAATAAACCCAGAGTTTAACTGGGGGGGGAGGAGTTGGAATATATCGAAATCCTGTTACTACACGATGGACAGGAAAGGTGCTCAAGTTATTGATTTTAATGACGCAGCAGAAGCCATTAACTCAAAAAAACTTGAGGAAATAGCCCGAAAAACCTTGAGGGAGGTAAACGGGCGTAACGCAAAAAGGAATTAATCATGCTCAGTATAACGCCAAAAGCTAAGCAAGTCACTGCACTGGATATGCTCAGGAAGAACTGGAATCAACACCGAACGATGTTACTTTCTGCAAGTGTTGGATTTGGTAAAACCGCGATAGCCGCATTCGTGGCTGACGGTTTAGTTTCTAGGGGAATGAGGGTCATGTTTGTCGCCCCCTACACAGTGCTGATTGAACAGACTGCAACACGGTTTGTTGAGTACGGACTGCCAGTCGATGAGATTAGTTACTTGTGGCGCGACCACCCACTGTATGACCCCAGCAAGTTGATTCAAATTGCATCTGCAGACACGTTAATTCGCCGCAAATTCCCTGACAACATTGATTTACTCATCATCGATGAAGCCCACATGAAGCGAAAAAAAATACTCGAAATTATCCGAGATACGGATATTCGTGTAGTTGGGTTATCGGGGACACCCTTTGCTAGTTGGATGGGCGAATACTACGAAACATTGATTAAACCAACGACGATGAAGGAGTTAATCGAAATTGGTGATTTGAGTCCTTATGAATTTTACGCGCCAGATAATCCCGATGTTAGCGGTGTAAAAACATCAAAACTATCGGCATTTGGCAATGACTACAACGAGGAGCAGTTAGCCAAAATCATGGGCGATTATGATTTAGTCGGGAATATCGTCAAATTTTGGTTAGAACATGGCGAGGACAGGTCAACAGTTTGCTTTTGCGTCAATGTCAGCCATGCAAACTACGTCACGATGGAATTTAACCGAGCGGGGATCAACGCTGAGGTGATGACCGCAGAGAAGCCACACGATGAACGGCAGTTGATTATTAACCGTTTTGAGAGTGGGTCTACAAAAATCATCGTTAACGTTGGTGTTTTGGTTGCAGGGTTCGATAGTGACGTTCGCTGCATCATCTACGCGAGGCCAACAAAATCGGAAATCCGCTGGGTCCAGTGTCTTGGTAGGGGATTGAGAACAGCAAAAGGGAAAGACAAGTGTCTCATATTCGACCATTCAGGATCAGTTCACTTGTTGGGATTTCCTGATGAAATTGAATACGACGACCTGCAAAACAAAAACGATGGCATGAAAACCCAAAGCAGCTACCGAGATCAGGTCAAGGCAGAGAAAAAACCGAAGGAATGCCCATCTTGTCACTACATGAAGCCGGCAGGTGTTTACGTTTGCCCTAAATGTGGGTTTAAACCACTCGCTGGGGAAAATGTTCAAGTCGATGAAACGCGAGAACTCAAAAAACTGAAAGCAGGTGAACAGATATTTACCAAGGAGCAAAAACAAAGTTGGTGGTCACAAATCAAGTTTTATCAAAAACAGCGTGAGATATCAGGCAAGCCTATTTCTGATGGTTGGTGCGCCCACACGTACAAGAAAAAATTCGGGGTATGGCCTCGTGGATTACATGATACACCGCAAGAGATAACTCCCGAAGTTAGTAATTATATTCGTTCAAAAAATATCGCTTTTGCAAAGATGCAAGCGAAGAAAAATACAAAAGAGGTAAAACCGAAAACAGAGGCTGAAAAAATAGCATCAGCAAGGTCACACTTGGAAGATATACGGGAAAAGCTCAGCTTAGGAGGTAATCGTGAAGACGGTAGAGGCAGTAATAGGTCGATGGCCTGAGATATTTGAGTATTACAAATTACCGCCAATCACAGGGAAAAAACACTATCAAGGGGAATGCCCTATATGCGGAAAGAAAGGAAAATTCAGGATAGATAATAAAAACGGTAAGGGAACTTGGATATGCTCATGTGGTGCTGGTGATGGCTGGAAACTACTGGAACTTACCCAGCAAAAAGATTTTAGAGTTTTAGCAAGTGAGATAGATCGGTTAATCGGAAACAGTTATTCAGGCCAAGTAGTACCGCACGCAAAATCAGATGTAAAAGCCATTCGTTCAAAAGTTATCGCAAGGTTCGCTTCACTAATCCCACTTAAAGATACATCAGCTCATAGATATTTGATGAGCAGAGGGATCAACGTTTTACCATCTCAGCACGTCAGATACAGTAACACACAACAAAATGGATTTACTTCGCTCTGGTCAATTGCAACAGATGATCGTGGTGCTGGCTGTTATCTGCATAGGACGTTCTTAGAGGGCGAAAAAAAAGCAAACTTTGAAGGGAATAAACGACTTACCAAGTTACAGGAAGATAACTATTTAGATTTTGCTGGCTCTATCGCAATTCGAATGACCCCAGTAGCATCAACGCTGGGGATCGCCGAGGGGATAGAAACGGCGCTTTCTTGTCAGCAAGTCTACGGCTGTAACACATGGTCAACGTTAAATGCCAATTTCATGCGGAGATTTAGAGCGCCGAAAGGCGTTAAGCATCTGATCATATTTGCAGACACTGACAGCAACGGAACAGGGCTAGCAGCTGCCTTTGAATGTGGCAATCGAAATATTCTAAGTAATAACGATGTTGAAAAAGTCAGCGTCCGATGGATTGACGGAACTGGCGATTTTAACGACATGCTAGTCAATGGGGCAAAAGTATTTCAACAAGAGTTATGGCGCAAGCAAGCAGCTTAACACACCAAATCATAAGGACTTCTAGATGAACATAGACAAGCGAGTTATGTGCTACCGATGTCTACACATCTACAATTTACTAGATGCAAAATTAATCAAAAATAAGCGACTTACTCACACCAAAGACAAGTGTTGCCCTAAGTGTGAATGCAAAGTTTATTTTTCAGAATGAGGATTTTTAGGATGAACAATATCGACTTCAAACTTGTATTTGAATTACTCGACAAAATGGAAGAGTGCGCTAATCGAATTAAAGAGCTAAATCAGTCAATTAAGCGAGGTGTTGAGTGATGAAAGGAACAGAATTTAAAAAGTTGATGTGGCTCTACGCTGATGAAGCAATGATACGCAAGCGTAAATATGTGAGAGGCGGGAAAAATACAGCGGACCGCAATCGAAAAATGCACAAACCATATCGTTGTGAAAAGGTTATGAATCGCCTTTTAAGAATTGATTCTGATGCGTTTGTTAAAAGACTAAACCGAAAGGAGGCATCTAATGCAGGGAACTAATTTGGTTAAAGTGAGTGAGAGATTACCTGAACTGGACACGCCGGTATTTGCAGGTTGGTTTTGGAATGGCAAGTTTGTGTGGCATGTGTTCATGCGTTCAGATTCATGTTTTGAAGGTTGGATTTGGTCTCGTTCTTACAGCCATTTTATCAGCGATAACGATGAGTTTATTGAAGATGACGATTATCCAATAACTCACTGGATACCACTCCCACCAATGCCAGAGGGTGAATGATGAACGAGCGCAAATTAAGACTTGAGGCTGTGAAAATTTGGCAAGAGCTAATTTTGCAAGCTAAGCGAAAATATCAATGGTGGGAGTTGTAGCATGAGAGAACTCAAGAAATGCCCGTTTTGTGGGTGCGGAATCACTTCATTAACAACCTACAAGAATGAATGCAATCCAGATTATTACAGGGTTGAGTGCATTGAATGCAAATCAGCAACAGGATCCAAAGATAATAAGCATGAAGCCATAGCAGCATGGAACAGGAGATCTAACAGTGAGTGAGCCAGTAGAAGTCATGGTTTATTACGTTAACTTCAATACGAATAGCAGATTTTGGATGTTGAAAATAAATGTAGGCTGGATTGAGGAGCACTATAAATTCCCATGCAAACCAACTAAAAGACAAATCCGCAAAAAGAAAAAAGAATGGATACAAGAAGCTAGATACTGGATAGAGGTATACGCAGAAATGCAAGGAGGTTAACTTGGAAAACTTCTGTCTACACGAATCAACGAAAAAGCTATTTGATAACAACGTAATTGAACTACTTAAATCCCACCCAAAACTCAGCGTCACCATCAAGCCTTACAAACCAAAACGAAGCCTCTCTCAAAACTCATTAAGCCATGTTTGGTACAAAGAAATCAGCGACTACTTAATTAGGTCGGGTCGTGAGTTCTGCACTGAAGCATGGGTGAAAGAAAGCTTAAAGGCCACTTACCTTGGATTTGAAGTAACTGAGTACACCGATGTGTTAACGGGTGAAAAAACGCAACGAGAGACACTTAGGTACACTTCAAAACTAGATAAAGGGGAAATGCATCACTTCTTACAGAGAGTTGAAGCATGGGCATCACAGTTCGGTTTAATACTAACTACTCCAGAAGATAGCGAGTACATGAAATTGAAAAGAAAACAGGATGAGTAATTATGACTAAGAGAAATAACGCATTAGAGAGCATGAAGAAGTGGATGGATGCCATTCCTCAATGTTTACAGTCACAAGGTAAGCAAATTGACAACGAAGAACCCAAAGAGAAGCCAGCAGCCAAGAAGCGGAGGGCGAGAAAGTGAGCGAAGAAAGAAACGGAATTTACCTCAGAATCGATGGTGATCAATATCGCCATATTTGGGTGGTTGGTGATATTCACGGATGCTTCAATCTATTAAAAAGGAATATGTATCGAATTGATTTTGATAAAGAAAAAGATTTATTGATTTCAGTTGGTGACCTAATCGATAGGGGTGATCAGAATGTCGAATGCCTAGACCTGATTAACGAAAGATGGTTTAGAGCGGTGCGTGGTAATCATGAGCAAATGGCTATTGATGCCTTGTTTAATGGTGGGGATGTCAATAACTGGCTATACAACGGTGGTAATTGGTTTTTTCTGCAAAATTATGAGGAAGAGATTTTATCCCGCGCCTGCTTAGCTAAAGCTGAGCAACTACCACTAATAATCGAAGTAAACACTGACTGCAAAAAGACAGTCATTGCACATGCTGATTATCCATCCGATGAATACGAGTTCGGCAAACCAGTAGATGAGCAGTATGTGATTTGGAGCCGTGAGCGCATTGGTGATGATAACGTACGTGAGATTAAAGGTGCGGACCTATTTCTATTTGGTCACACACCAATGATTAAAGGTATCGAAAAGCGCGCTAATCAGGAATACATCGATACTGGGGCAGTGTTTGGTTATGGGATAACTATGAGGCAAATCAAATGAACTGCCAATCATGCAATAGACAACTAACAGATGATGAAATTTACGTGTGTGCTCAATGTGCAGATGAATACGCTCATTTGGAAGTGATGGAAAAAATCAAGGGGGAGAAAATTGGCGAAGGTAAAAACGCCGAAGCCCAAAACCTGTAAAGTCTGCAACAAAGAATTCATTCCCTACCTATCCACCCAAAAAGTTTGTTCCACATCCTGCGCAATAAAATTTGCCTCAAATGAAATTAAACGGACCGAAGAAAAGGGCCGTAAGAAACGTTTATCTGAGGAAAGAAAAATATTGCGGGCCAGAAAGGAAAAGTTAAAGACAAAATCAGACTGGAACAAAGAGGCCCAAGCGGCAGTAAATAAATACATCTTTTGGCGAGACTACGGTCAGCCATGTATTGCTTGCGGTCGGCCCTTAAATTATGGGGTAAGAGGTGGGTCCGTAGATGCTAGTCATTACAGGTCAAGGGGTTCGGCAAGTCATTTAAGATTTAATCTACTCAATATTCACGCTGGCTGTGTTCACTGCAATAGGGACCTGTCAGGAAATCTCATTCCATATCGCATTAATCTCATCAATAAAATCGGCGAAGAGCGAGTAACTCGTTTAGAGCACGATAACACGGTCCGTAAATTCGACATCGAATATCTCAAGCGAATGAAATCAATATTCACTCGTAGGGCCCGTTGGTATGAGAAAAGGCGAAAGGATCAATATTCGGAGGTGGCTTAATGTTTACTGATTTAATCGCAGCTATTGAAGAAGCAAGATATTTAAAATCCAGATCAGGCGGTCGAGTTAACTTCTGTGTAATGCAGGTTATGGACTATATGGAAGTGGTTAGCGGATTAATGGATGGCGTTAGGGTTTTATATACAACGGCTAATGATGATTATCACACAGTATTACCGGAGGTGAGATGAACCTAGAAAGCGCTGTTAAATATCACTTCGCCAAAACAACATCAATATCAGATGCGCCTAGCTCAACATCGCCAGATAGATTAACCGGTACTGATGTTATGGGCGCTTTTGGTATGTGTCAGAGTAAAGAGTCATTCGGCTATTCAGCATTCTTGGGGAAGATGGGAATAAGCCGAAATGACAGAGACAAAGCGATACAACTTTTAACTCGGCATGCATTGAATCATTGCGATAAGATTCCAGCATTACGCAAGCTCGATATGAATGTTAAGCGAAAGGTAATGCAAATACTCGCAAAATTCGCTTATGCAGATTATTGCAGATCGGCATCAAGTGTTATTGAGTGCGTAAAGTGCAATGGATCAGGTTTTAAGGTAAAGGCGATTAAGGTTAAAAAAGTCTTTGGTAAAGAAGTTCGCATTATTGATGACACCAAGTCATGCGCTTGTGATAAGTGTAACGGTAAAGGTTATGTTTCTTGTGCGTGCAATGACTGTAAAGGGCGTGGTATGGCAATAGACAAAGAAACGCTAAGGTTAACCGGTGAAGCTGTCAGTATGCCTTGTAAGCGTTGTTCTGGTCGTGGTTACGAGCGAATACCTGCATCAAAGGCTTTTCAGGCTGTGTCTCATTTAGGGATTACGATTGATCAATGGAAGCGTTCAGTTAGTAAATTTTATGAGTCTTTAGCGGTTGAGTGTGAAAAAGGAGAAAGTAGCGCAGATTACATACTAAAAAAGGTAACAAATTAAAAACGAATACTTCTAACGAATGAATTGACTTTTGCACTTTTCTGTGTAAATATCGTTTTAACGATGGGTTATTGCCATTTCGTTAACGTTAAAAGAATTCAAGACCTCGCTTCGGCGGGGTTTTTTGTTACCGAAACAGTGCCCCTCACAGTCCCTACGCAGAACGGAGAAATCTGGTTTACGATACACTTGGGGCTTTCTATTTTTATTCCCCCCCCCCCCCGAATTCGAGGGGATAAGTTATTGATATTGTTCCGTTATGGGAATTCACATATCGATAATTAAACCTGTAATGGTTGCTTACAAATCCAACTCTCCGGAATTTCCGGATAGTTCACATTCAGAAGATCGCTTAGGCGGTCTTTTTTCGTATATGCCGACCACAGAATCAATCACAACACCTCACGTTCACACACGAGCTGTGAGTCGGCGTTCTATTAACTAATCAGGACTACATATATGCAAGAGCCGTTAACAGGAACAGCAACCGCCTCGTTAGCGGGTGTCTCTATTGTAGGTCTCTATTCAGGTATGGATGCAGGCGTTGTTATCGGTGCGTTCGCAGGGGCGGTGATATTTGTATTGTCTGCTCATGATATCCGGCTGTTAAAGCGATGGGCGTATTTCACGGTTGCATTTGCGATCGGGATATTAGGTGCTGATTTCATGTCGTCACTACTGAGTGGCATTATCGGAGATAGAGAAGTCGATCGCTCTGTTGGTGCAATGTTCTCATCGGCTGGTTTGGTTGGTGTACTGGTAACAATATCTAAACCCGGTGCGCTCACAGACAGTATCAACAACGTTATTAACAACCTGATAGATAAATTCAGAGGAGGTGGAAGATGACCATCTCAATGTTTTGGATTTACGTCAATTTTTTCTCATGCTTATTCGCTGTTATTCGTCTTGTTAACTATGAGCGTAATGGCGCTAAATACAAATTCTTTCCGTCACTTATAGCATGGGTTCTCATTGTTATGCTTGGTTCTATCCCACTACGCATATTAACGAATGACTACGCTCATGCAGATCCATTTGAAGTCGGAATCAATATCACACTATGCGCGCTAATAATTCTTAGTCGTGGGAATGTGATGCAAATATTTAGAGGGGTTAGTAAAAATGACACTCGGTGAGAAACAACGCAAGTTCACTCGCATGATTGCGGACTTAATTATCTTTGCCTACGACAACGGCTATGAGCTGACGTTTTCTGAAGCATACCGAACGCCTGAGCAAGCACAGTTAAATGCCAAGTCAGGTGCTGGTATTAAAAACAGCTTACACACACAACGCCTAGCTGTGGATTTCAACCTATTTAAAGACGGTAAATATCTAACAGCATCAAGTGACCATAAATTACTTGGCGAATACTGGGAATCTATCGGCGGTACGTGGGGCGGTCGATTCAATGACGGCAATCACTACTCGTTAGAGCACAATGGCGTTAAGTAATATGAATACGCTAACTAAGGTATTAGCCGGACTACTGGCAATATCTGCATTCTGGCTATGGTGGGTGATAGATGACTACGACAAATTAAGCAAAGATTACAACATAGCAACCAATCAGTTATCTCAACAAGTCGAAATCAACAAAGACTACCAAGCCCGTATCACTCGATTAAATCAACTCGATATTAAATACACTCAGGAGTTAGCCAGTGCAAAGAATGAAATTGACACTCTTCGTGATGCTGTTAACTCTGGTTCTAAGCGGGTGTATGTCAAAGCCGAGTGTCCAGCAGTCACCAAGAATCCCACCGAAAGCGGAAGCGATGAAACCACCGCACGACTTAACAAAGCAGTTGAACAAGATTATCTACGTCTCAGAGAAATGATAGTTGAGAACGAACAGCAAACTTTGTATTTGCAGAATTATATTAAAACGGAGTGTTTACGATGAATGAGCAGGTTTCAAGGGCACTTACTGATTTATTGGAAAAAGCATCAAATGGCATTGATTCAACAGTTGCATTTAGTCAAGCCAATTTGCCAGAGGTAATTCATCAATTACTGACGTGGAAAATGACAATGGGAGTTATCTGGTCTGTTGTTGGTGTAGCTCTTATTGCACTGGCGATTTTTATGCCTATATGGGCTAAGAAAGCTAAATCTAACGGTGCTATATGGACTTATCATGCAGGAGAAATAAATTATAACATTAACTCAGTTGTGTATGATTTATTCAGGGCGATATTACCAGTACCAATTCTGTTTCTTGGTGTCGTTATTTTCATAGGCGGTTTTTCTATGTGGTTAAAGATACTTTTAGCTCCAAAGCTATATCTAATCGAATACGCAGCTTCACTAATTAAGTGACAAAACGACAAATACGGGAAATTGAACAACAACGAGCCTATAAGTGATTAAGGGCTTTTAAATGGAGAAATATCATGGCAGTAGAAGGTTCAGATAATCCAGTTAAATTCCGTGAAGAATTGGATAAAAGCATTCCCAAAGAATAACCCCGACAAGGTTAGATAAATCGTTTATCCATTAAGGAGAGTGATCATATCTTGACTACTAGGAACAGACTAGAAGCGACCTGATTAACGTAGTGATACGTGATGATGGTTGCGAACTCTACGCATTTCACTCTGTGCACCACATGCACACACATCTAAAAACATCGAACCGTTATTTAGGAATGAGCCTTTGAGGGAATCAGTTATAGCTGATACTGCTTCGATGGGCTGATCTCCTATGTGGCAAGGGTTCATTACTAAGTAAGGACAGTATCATGACAAAATTATCAGTCATCAATAATGCTACATCTGAACAACCAACTATGACTAGTTTAGAAATGGTTGATTACATCAATGCAGATAGAAAGGCAAAGGCTGAGATAGAAGGGTTAAGTTTCCCATGCAAGAAGTATAGAAAATTACAGCATAAGGACTTTTTAAGGAAAGTACCTAAAGTATTGGGTGAAAATCAATCAGCGAAATTTTACGCCGATTACATCGACAATAAAGGTCGCTCATACCCGTGTTGTAAGTTTCCTAAGCGTGAGGCTTGTTTGATGGCTATGAGTTATAGCTACGAACTTCAAGCGCAAGTATTCGACCACATGACTGAGTTAGAAGCTGAATCAGGGTTTGGATTCACTATTCAGCAATTACAACACATGTTAGCTGTGGCAAGAAAAGCCTCTGATGAAGATTCAAGTGATGCAGGTCGCCGATTACGCAAACGCCAAGATGATTTAGCTATCTTAAACCGCGCTGAAAAGTTAATTGGTGACATTAGCCAGATGGCATTGGGTTTAGTTGGTGGCGGAAAGGTGCTCACTCATGAAAAATAATGATTCATTTGCCTGTGATTTTTTTTGTGGCCAAGTAGCCGAGGCTTATTTGCTTTATCTGATATCCGTGTGGCGCAGACCTATTTATAGATATGAGACAGGGGATATTGAAGTCAGTAAGTCATTTCTTCACGGTCTGCTAGATGGGTACCCAAAAGATAGAATGACTGACAGTTATCGTGCCAGATTCTATTCAAAATTACTTAAAGAGTTTGATGAGACTCCGTCAAAAGGCGTGGTTATCTGTGGTGGTAAAATACCAGAATTAAGTAAACGCGGAATTAAATACATGAATGCTCTTGTTCATGAATACGGTGACATGCTTACTGATATTGGTGTTAGAGATGAATACGGTACTCTAGTTCCACCTGATAATTGCCGTTACGAAAATGCAGGAGCAACTCATTGACCAAGAAAGAAAAAGACTGGCTAGATACTCTCCATCGTCAATTACAGCAATCACTTGAATACTTACACTGTGGCAGAGTTGATGATGGTAGGATAGTTGCTGAAATCGTCGAGCGAGAGTTAGGCAAGTTAGTCAACAAACAGAAAACCAAATAGGCCCTAGTGGCCTTTTTTATTTAAGGAATGGATATGGCTAAAAGACCAGATTGGGAGGCCATCGAGTCGGCTTACCGAGCTGGCGTGATGTCCATAAGGGAAATAGCCTCTCAATACGAGATAACCCATCAGGCGATAAGTAAGCGCGCCAAGAAAGAAGGATGGGAGCGAGATCTAAAGGCAAAGGTTAAAGCTAGGGCTGAAAACTTGGTTGCCAAAAGGGAGGTTGCCAGTCTGGTTGCCACCGAAAAGGCTATTTCAGAACGGCAACTTATTGAGGCTAATGCCGAGGTTATCGCTAATGTCCGCATGGAGCATAGAGGCGATATTCGAAGGGCTAGAGAATTAACCAACAACTTATTTGATGAACTATCTGCTGAATGTGCTGATGTGCCAGCCTTAAGAAAACTTGGCGAGTTAATGTTTAGTCCTGATGATAACGGACGCGATAAACTCAATGAAATTTATCATTCAATCATATCTCTCCCTGAGCGCGTTAAGTCAGCCAAAGCATTAAGTGAAACACTCAAAAACTTGGTTGGGCTTGAGCGTCAAGCATACGGCCTTGATGATGTTCAGCCGAATAAGACAGCTAGTCAGCTATCAGAACTAATGGACGACTTATCTAAGGAATAATCATGAAGCCAGAACATCTTGCATTATTAAGAGATAAGCTCTGGCGATTGAATCACCTCTACTGGATCACAAACAAAGAAGGTAAGCCAGTTCGATTTAAAATGACGCCTGAGCAACTCGAATATTTTGAAGGGATGCACACGCGAAACATTATCCTGAAAGCTCGTCAGCTTGGCTTTACTACAGAAGTCTGCATTATCCAATTAGACGCAGCGTTATTTGAGGCGGCTAAATGTGCATTGATAGCCCACACACTTAACGATGCTAAGCGACTATTCAGGGAAAAGATAAAGTATGCCTATGACAAGCTACCCGATGAAATCAAAGCGGCTAACCCAGCGAGTAATGATGCGGCTGGTGAGTTGGTGTTTAGTAAAGGCGGGTCGCTTTATATCAGCACGTCATTTCGTGGCGGTACGCTCCGTTATTTGCACGTTTCTGAGTTCGGTAAGATATGTGCTAAGTATCCAGAGAAAGCCCGTGAGATTGTCACTGGCGCATTTGAGGCGGTATCAAGCGATTGTTTTACGACGATTGAAAGCACAGCGGAGGGTCGAGCAGGTTATTTCTTCGATTATTGCCAGTCTGCTGAGAAAGCGCAAATTCAGAATAAGACTCTCTCTAACCTAGACTGGAAGTTCTTTTTCTTCTCATGGTGGAAGAATCCAGAGTATGCCATCAACCCTGTTGAGCCATTACCGCAACGGTTAGTTGATTATTTCGATGAGATAGCCAGCAAACATGGTGTTCAATTAAACGAGCGTCAAAAAGCATGGTATTACGCCAAAGAGAAAACGCTTGGCGATGATATGAAACGGGAATACCCGTCAATACCATCCGAGGCATTCCAACAATCGGTTGAAGGCGCTTACTACGCTAAGCAATTCCGCTTTCTCTACGAAAATAAACGCATTGGTACGCTTCCTGATAATTCACACTTACCTGTTCATACTTACTGGGATATTGGTGTGGGTGACTCAACGTCAATTTGGTTTATTCGTGAAGTGGGCGAGGAGTTCCACGTCATTGATCACTACTCAAACAGTGGTGAAGGTCTACGGCACTACATGAAAGTGCTGAAAGACAAAGGCTACACATATGCAAGTCACAATGGCCCTCATGATATCGATAACCGTGAGTTTGGCTCGGATGCGAAATCTCGACGTGAGTTAGCGCGTGAAGGGTACGAAATAGACGGACAAATTTACTCAATCCGATTTGAAGTGGTGCCAAAGCTTTCAGTCGATGAAGGTATCGAGGCAGTACGTGAAATTCTGCCACTTTGCGTGTTCGATGAACACAAATGCAGTGAAGGCATTGCTCATCTAGAAGCTTATCGTAAAGAGTGGGATGACAAGCGGGGCTGTTGGAAAGATAAACCGCTTCACGATTATACGTCACATGATGCTGACGGATTTAGGTATTTTGCGGTGAGCAGAAGAAATACTAAACGATTGACTAAGAAAATAGAATTTAACTGGAATTAACATGAATACAAACGTTGATTATAAGCATCCAGCTTACAATGAGTTTTTGCCTGAATGGGACATGATCGGCGATTGTGTTGATGGCGAGCGAGTTGTTAAAAGCAAAAAAGAGAAATACCTCCCTCATCCGGCAGATAACAAAGATGAAGATGATAAGGGTAATGAGCGTTATAAGCGCTATTTAGCTAGAGCATCCTTTCTGAATGCCACGGGTAGGACACTTAGTGGTTTACTTGGTATTGCTTTCAGTAAGCCAGTAAAGATTAGTATTAGTGGTGATGTTGAGTATTTAGAAACTGATATTGACGGTCAAGGTCAGCCACTTACTCAAATGATAAGGGATGCGTTATCGCAAAACTTACAGCGTGGTCGAGCAGGTTTATTAAGTGATTTTAGTGGTTCAGGTATTCAGTCAGAGGCTAATAAAGGTCGCTCCTATATTCGGTTGTTTACAGCAAAAGAAATTATCAATTGGCGTGTAACGAACGGGAAAACATCCCTCGTTGTCCTCAAATATCAGGAGCCAGTAGATACAGATGATTTTGAACTGCAAATGCAGAATAACTGGATTGAATTAAGGCTTGTTAACAATGTAGCTTGCTCTCGTCGCTGGTATGAAGATGGAGATATAAAAGTTACAGAGTGGGTTGTATTAAAGGATGCACACGGCATTCCATTAAGGGAGTTGCCGTGGTCATGGATTGGTTCAATGAACAATGATCACACCCCTGATGCTCCTCCTCTTGCAGATATTGCGTACTTAAATATCAAACATTATCAAGTTGAGGCTGATATCGCAGAGTCTGCACATACTGTCGGTCAGCCGATGATTGCACTAACTGGCCTTACTGATGATTGGGTTGAAAGACACGTGTCTGAAGGGTTTACTGTTGGTTCACGCAAAGGGGTGTTGCTGCCACAGGGTGGTGATATGAAATTTGCGCAGCCAGAAGACAGAAACATTCAAATAAACCTAGCTGAGCGCAGAGAAAAGCAGATGGCAATGCTAGGAGCTAGGCTAGTTGAACGCGGGACATCAGCAAGAACAGCGACTCAGGCACAGGATGAGGCTCAAACAGATAATTCAGTGCTTTCGTTGTGTTCAGGAAACGTCGAAAAGGCCGTTAACCGAGCACTTAATTTCTGCATTCAGTTTGAGGGGAGTGGTGAGGCAACTATTGAGATAAACAAAGTTTACGATATTGCTCAACTGGATTCGCAAGCAATCACAGCTCTCCTTGCTTCTCTCCAATCTGGGGCTATGCGATTGATTGATTTTGTTAAGTACCTGCAAAGTATCAATATCATCCCTCAAGATGAGAAAGCTGAGGATGTTATCGAAGAGATAGAATTATCGCGAGCTAACTCAATGATGTAGAGGTGAATATGCAATCGCAGTTGATGTTAGATAATTCAATGATGATCCAAATTCTCCTAGAACGACTCAAAGCTGGCATTGTTGATAGAGAGGAAATGCAAAGAGAGCTAAGGGCGGCTGTTGCTAAGGCGTTAGCTAATTTCTCAGGTCAGATAACATCGAGGTCAAAACTAAACGCCATAATTGCTGAGTTAAAGCGAGAGCTATCACCAGTTCTGACCAGTTACTCTGAGCATTTACTGCAATCTGTTCTCGATATCGGTGTTGAGTCAAGCCAACTTGAAGTTGATAGCTTATCGCAGATAGTAACAAATGAAGTAAGCAAGCCTGGTGCTGAGAAAGTTAAAAAAGCCATTTTAAATGTGCCGCTGATATTAACCGCTTGGGGCGGCTCTTTATTTCTCAAGAAATTTATATCATCTTGGGTGACTAGCTCTATCCAGCAAGTAGAGAATCAGACTGTTTTGGCTATGGCTGCTCAAAGTAACATTCAAGTTCTACAGTCCACTATTAATGGGGCTGCAATTGATAAAACACAGGTCTCTACATCGACGATATCTCGAATTACTTACAACTACAGAACAATTGCAAATACGGCAATTCAGCATGCTCATACATGTGCGGCTCAGGAATTTTATAAGGAGAATGACGATTTAATTAAAGAGGAAGAGTTCAGCGCAATACTGGACAACAAAACATCATCGACGTGTAGGGCTTTATCAGGAAACCGATATCCTGTTGGGGTTGGCCCAATGCCACCATTACACCCAAACTGCCGAAGTCAGCGATTGCCAATACTTAATGATAAATTTGCTAATTTGATAATAACTAAACCAATAGGAAGATCTGAATGGAGAGAAGAAAGCTATTATGAGTGGCTATCTAGGCAACCGGCCAAAAGACAGGATTTAATATTGGGTCCGACTAGAGGGAAGTTGTTTCGTGATGGTGGTTTATCTCCAGAGCGATTCGCACAGCTGCAGTTACATAAAAACTTTAAACCCATGACACTTAAAGATATGCAAAAGCTTGCGCCTAAAGCGTTTGAGCGAGCAGGAATTGAATTGAAATAACACAAACCCACCACTGAGTGGGTTTTTTATTATCCGCAGTTAGAGACTGCACCATCTAAACCAGAGGTTTTACGATGTTTAAATATTTATTAACGAAAGAAGAATTTGACGCATTAACTGATGAGCAAAAGGCTCTTTACAAAGAGTCTGGTGGTAATTACCAACTTCAAATCGAAGGTATGCCAGAAATTCCAGATGTGTCAGGACTTCAAAAGAAAGTTGATGAATTACTTTCTGAGAAAAAATCAGAGCAGGAGAAACGCCGGCAAGCTGAAGAGGCTGCAAAAAAAGCAGCAGAAGATCAAGCGCGTAAAAATGGCGATATCGAATCACTAGAAAAAAGCTGGGCTGAAAAGTTAAAGGCGCGTGAAAACGAGCTATTAGCACAGCTACAGGAGAAAGATGCGAGTCTACATACGCTATTAGTTGATAACGTTGCTCAAACTGTGGCTACAAAGCTTGCTGGTGACGCTGCCCCGTTAATCATGCCACACATCAAATCTCGATTATCAGTAGAAGACGGTAAAACGCGAGTGGTTGATGCTAACGGTCATCCTTCTGCATTTACCATTGATGATTTAGAAAAAGAATTTCGTAGTAACCCGTTATTTGCTCCAGTAATTATTGGTAGTAAAGCCACCGGAACCGGAGGGGAAGGCGGTAAAGGGAAATCACCAGCCGGAGGCAGTGAAAAACCCAAAAGCGCGAATCCGTTAGTGGACAGCGCACGTGAAATCATTGCTAATATCCAAGAGGATTAATTTATATGTCTTTATATATTTTTCAAAAACAAGTGTCTCTAGCGGCAACAGAGTTGGTTGCTCAGGCTGTCCGTCAATTTAACGAAGCATCTGGTGGTGCTTTAGTTATTGGCGATGGTGATCATATCGGTGATTACATTGAGCAAACATCATGGCAGTTGCTTGGTGGTCTGGCTCAGCGACGCAATGCATATGGTTCAGGTAATCTAACGCCACAAGAATTGGGGCAAATCCTTGACCGTATGATTAAGGTTGATGGTCGTATTGGTCCCGTCTCAGTTACTCCTACAATGATGAAGCGACTAGGTAAGGATGTATCAGAAGCGGCTGCGGTAGTTGCTGCTCAATCAGCAGAAGCCATGTTACAAGATTACCTGAATACTGCTGGTGCAGCATTAAAAGCAGCTATTTCTGGCAATAAAACAGCCGTTACTGTTGGAGGTGAAACGCCATCATTAAGAGGTTTAAATAAGGCAACACGCCCATTCGGTGATGCATATTCGCGTATTGTCGCTTGGTTAATGGATGGTGCAACATTCAACGACTTTATGGATGAGACATTAACCAACGCAAATAACCTATTCCAAATTGGCAACGTCGCCATTAAACAAGATAACCTTGGCCGTCGTTTTGTTATCTCTGATATTCCAGCTTTATCAGATGCAGACAAACAACATTCGCTAGGTTTAGTGACTGGTGCTGCTGCGGTTCAAACATCACCACTAATCATGAAGGCTCAGGATGTATTAGGGCAAGAAAATATTAAGGCACTAATGCAAGGTGAGTACGACTTTACTATTGGTTTGCGTGGTTACCAGTGGAGCAAAGATAGCATCAAATCCCCAACTAACGAACAGATTGCCGCGGTAGCTAACTGGAAGCAAATTGCTACGGATATTAAAGATACTGCTGGTGTTATGGTTTCATTTGGCAAAGATACTAGCGTTGGTGGGTAACGTGAGGGGCCGCCGCCCCTTATTTATCCATGAGGAGTGAGCATGTCTATTGCGATTACGGTTGAGCAAGTTAATGAGCAATTAGAGGTGATGGGGTTTGAGGCAACAAGTCTTGTCATAAACTCTGCTATATCTATAGTGGACACTATTGATACTTGCCTTGATAGCGCAGGGTATTCAGATGCGGTAATTGCTTTAATTAAACTGTATTCGGTTATCCTTATATTATCATCTGCTGATGTTCGTAAAATCGCGTCAGAGCACGCACCTTCTGGCGCTTCTGTTTCATATCAGTATTTTTCTGATGGCAGAAAAACGTTGCTAAAAATGCTGTCTTCCCTAGATACCAATGGATGTACTAATAGCCTTCCTATTGAACGCCCCGTAGGTGTCATTCAGTTTGATGTAGTTCGGGGGTGATATGGGGAAAATCCTGCGACGATTTTGCAAAGGGTGGGCAACCATCTGGAAAGTTGAGGGGAAAGATAAATACGGGAAGCCTATATTTTCAGAGCCAATCCATATCCGGTGTGATTACGGAAGTAGCTTTAAAGATGGTAGTAAAACTATTGGTACTGAAATAATTATTAAGAATGTTATTTGGACTGAGTATAGCGAAGCTTCTCAAGAAGACTATATCGCCATTGGTAAGCATGAAGACAGAGAGCCATTTTTGCATGGTGCTAGTAGGATTAAGTCTATCGATAGAGACCGTGATATTAATGGCGGTCTAGATGATTACACACTAACAACGGCGGTGTAACTATGGGGGCAAAAGTAAAAGGAATAGGTAATGCGATATCTAACTTAAACTCTCTGGTTGGAAGCATAGCATCAAAGAAGATAGCTCGAGCCATGCATAGAGCGCTAGATATTGGTGGTAGGCAAGCTGCAATATACACGCCAATTGACACTAAAACGCTCATTAATTCACAATTTAGAGATGTAAAAGTAAAAGGCACACTATTTACTGGTCGCGTTGGTTATTCTGCTTCATATGCTGTTTTCGTTCATGATCCTAGTGTTAAACAAACTTTCCGCAGACCTACTGCTAAGAAAGAATTCCTCCTGAAAGGATTTGAGGAAACGAAGCAAATGATTGATCAGGCTGTTGCTGAGGAATTTAAAATATGACGACCTTTGAGAGACTGAAAAACTATTTTTATGAATCAGGGTTATCTGATGGTTTCATTCAGCAGGATTATATTTGGAATGAAAAAGAAGGTAATGATTCAGATTCATATATCGTATTTCAGCAACCAAACGGAACTGGTCGCATTGATGATTTAAGTGGTGATGATTTCTTCACCGTTTCACTCATATCTGGTAAGGCGTGGATTGAGTTTATTGTTCAGAGAGCTAACGAAATACTAGAGTATGTAAGGTGTCACTCTAGAAGTCATAACATTGGTTTTATTATCAATACATCTGGTTTTGTTAATCCAATTCAAACGACAGAAGGTAGGTTTATTATCCCGCTTTCTTTCCGCTGTACATCTTAAATTAAACACATCTCAACAGGTCGCTTATGCGGCCTTTTTTATTTGCAAATAAAGAGGTTATAACATGGCACAATGCCCTGATGATAAAGGCCTAGTGATGGGTAACGCAGGTATTCTGCGCATTGCAAAAGGCTGCCCTGACCAAGTACCAGCACAAGATCAATTCTTGCGCTTAGGTGCGCTAACAAGCAAGTCATTCGATTTCGGTATGGAGACAGTGACATCTAATGCTGATGACACCAAAGGCTTAACTGAGTCAATTGTTACTGGTGCTGACTTCACCATTAGTTTTGATGGTGAATTAAAGAAAGCTGGTGTAACCGGTTCTACTTCCGCGTTTGATATTGCCAAAGAAATCCTTGATGAAATCAAAGCAAGTCGCCAACCGTCATATTGGGTTCAACTTGATATGAAAGGCGATGGCTCTGATGTTGTTCAGGGTTATATGGCTTTCACATCTTGGTCAATGGAGTTTCCAACAAAAGAAATTTCCACTTATTCAGGTGAATTGAAAGTCTATGACTCAGACACCGTTGAATGGCTACAAGAAGAAATCGTTGTTGAAAGCGTTGCCGTTGAGCCATCCACCCTGTCTGTAAAAGTGGGTGAAACCAAGACATTTACTGTCAAATTTACCCCAACCGATGCGACGAACAAAAACTATACTGCTGTGAGCGATAAGCCGAACTTTGCAACAGTTACTCAGCTTGTGAATGTAGTCACTGTGCGTGGTGTTGCTGAAGGTACTGCAAATATCACTGTCACATCTGAAGATGGTAGTAAAACAGCAAAATGCGTGGTCACTGTTACCGCTGCTTAATATTACAAAGGGTGCTTTCGAGTGCCCTTGATAATATTCAGGAGGGATTATGACGCCTATTTTAGAAATCGGGGAGATGGTTATCTCTACTGATAAAAATGATTACTTATTTAGACCATCGTTCATCAATATGACAAAAATAGGTGAGCCTAAACAGATCGTAAAAGCCTACGGTCAATTAAATGGTGTCGAGGTGCAAGAGTTAATTACTCGTGCCGTAATGAGCTACAGGGTTATTCCTGAGTGGTTAATAAAAGCCATTAGTAAGCCGACATACGGACGCAATATCCTACAAATTGCAATGATGGTTATGCAGGTGTGCTGTGATGATGATTGTTCTGAAATCATTGGCGAATGGAGATCGGGTAAGCGAGGCATCGTCTATAAAAACGGCAAGATGCCAATCGCTGACATTATCGTTATTGCCAGAGAACTATTTACTCACGGAATTATCGGTAAAGCTAAGATCCGCAAACTTCAACGCAATGAGGGCAAAAACGAATTCTCAGATGAGTTTATGGCAATTGACTACATTAGTTCTGCTCGCGCTCATTTTGGTATGAATCGAGAGGAAGCCGAACAGTTAACCATGACTGAATTTCAGATGATGCTCAAAGCTAAATACCCTGATGAGAAGGGTTTCACCAAAGAAGAATATGACAACATCATGAAGCAAGATGATAAGCGTAATAATGAGCTGATCAGTGGTAAGCGCAGATTGGTGAGCAGAAAGAGAAAGTAGCCAATTATCAGGCTTGAGATATTTTATAGTAAAGGTAGGAATATGAACAAAATCCTAAGGCAGTATCGACATATGAAGGTGCCTTTATTTGAATCTGGATATATTATCTATTGTGGCTCTTGGGATGATTGGCGCTCTCTACATGAAAAACTAGGCATTGATGGTGGGGATAGTTTTGTTAACGGTGCAAGTCATACTGTTACTAACACTCAGTGTGTACTCCATATTATTGGTGTGTTTAACGGTAAATTATCTACTCTAGCTCACGAATGCGCACATATAGCGTTCGACATTTGTTACCGCGTCGGTGTGAGCGTTGAAACAGGAGCCGCGAATGAAACATTTTGTCATCTTATTAGTAGGATGGTGGATTTCTGTGTTAAACCCAAAAAAGCCGACGTAGGCCGGCTTTAATTATTACAACAGGTTAAGGACGCTTACTGTTTGGTGTTCTTTTTTCAAGAACCCATGTGTTGCCAGATTGCGTTGTTGGTGGTAGCTTTTCGTTGTCTCTCACTGTGGCATAATTGTTTTTTAAACCGCCACGAGGTCCAACTTCTCGATAGATACCGCCATCTTTACCTGTGTTTTCACCGGGTTTTTTACCCATAATAAAAACTCCTTGTAATGCTCGTTATTGAGCAGAACAAATATTAGACGTGAATTTAATTAAGTCAAATATCCGTACAAAGGAAATGGGGCTGCTACTAACCTGATGACGTTTGGTCCTTTGTTCGTTTTCTGAAAGCGGTAATCCCAACCTTGTCCGAAGATAGCCGAACGGTGGATTTGAGTCGTTTTGTGGGTGATGTATACTGGTTATATAAACAGTTTTTAATGTATAACATTTAAAAAAATTGGCGTTAGGTACTGGTATACTTTGGATTACGTTGCTATAACAAATTAAATAATAAGGTAAAAAAATAAACCGTAGGATTTAAAGAGCATAATTATATTTTTATAATTGATAAATTTATATAAATAAAGATAATGAATATAACAACAATATGATTGTGTGCTTTTTATACTCCTGTGATATATTTAATGACCAAATGGGAGGATAACTATGATGGCTAAAAACTTAAAACATAAAAAACACCAATGTGAGACATCAGACAATGGTGAGTATCAGGTGTTTATGGAGCAGGTGGAGGCCCAGATAGAAAGCGCTCAATTATCCATAGCTGAGAAAAAAGCTGAATTCAAAAGGATTAAAGAGAATGGCGCTAGACTCACAAAACACCGTTTCACTATATGATTTTATATATCTAGATAAACCAAGAATTCTTACTCTTCTCGCCCAGCTTTCTAGTAATGGGGTACAGCAATCCCTAAAATTAATTAATGGCGAAAAAACCTCAATTTCTGTTGAGAAAAAAATGGGAGCAAAAGCTGGAATTCTGGGGTCAGGAGTTTCTGGGGACGGAGGTAAAAAGACACAAGATGATTCCACAGAGTCAATTGAATCTATTCATGATGTGTCTTGGTCATCACCTATACAACTGTTAGATTTGCTAAGTGAGTTGGGAGTAATACACAATGGAACTGAAGGATCTAGCCTTGGGTCTATCGTAATTGCTAAAGGTGGTGTGAGAATATTTGACGTTATGAGCTTAAAAAAAGCACTTCCAGTTATTGGTGCAATGTTTAACGCCGGTCTTGATCAGCCATCCCTTCCTCCAAAAGCAAAGCAAAAAAAATCAAAAAATATTGAAGATATTGTGATTGAAGGTGGTTTAACTATTGGCATGGTTGGCAGCATGCTTGATTTTGTTAACGATTCATTACAGATGGATTTATTTGAAGAAAACGGCAATGCTACATGGATGACTCTATCCATAGATGGTCTAACAATAAATTCTGCTGATTTAGCTCTGAAATATGGCTCACGAATACCAGGGGAATGGATTGTAATCGGAATAATAGACTCATTACCAGATCATTACTCAGAGCAGTACATTGAGATACCAGATGACAATAACCCCATGAAGAGTGGATTATCTGGAATGCTAGATGCAATTAGAGATAACATGGGAAGGAAAAGTACCAGTTACAGTCTTACCCCGTTAATGGTATTCAGAAAAGCAATTACCTCAGAAATAGAAAGCTGAATTAGTTATTATTGCCACTAACCCGCTTCGGTGGGTTTTTTATTGCCTGAATATCTCAAATTATTGATATTGTTTGATTGTTCTAAATTGAAATGACCGAACTACAAAATAATTGTAGGTAACTACAATTATTTTGTAGTTCAAATATTGAGCGACTCCTAAAGAGTTTTACAAAAAAGTTGTAAAACTTATCTTGTGTAATTTATTGATATAGTTTGATTATAGCGAATCGCGAGAATTGATAGCCCATCCTTGGGCTGGGTGGTTATTTCTTTTTTGATTCTCTTTTGCTAAGAACAGAGGATAGTGCATTTATAGACATTTCTTTTATCTTATCTTCATTTATTTTTATAAATTCATCAGCAACTATATTGAACGATAAAACTAAGTCTTGCTCATCAATATCTTTAGAGCTTTCAGGATGTTTCTCTCTAATTTTTTCTATCAGGCTAGAATCGCCAATCATGTGCTTTTCTGCATACTCTTGCTTGTAAAGAGATTTTTCTATAAGGGTTATTGCCTCAGCATTAATCGAACGATTATTGTTTTTCGCTGATTTTTCAATGCGATCTTTAAGGTCTTGGGATATTCGTATATTTAGCTGAACGTCTTTTTTGCTCATTTTATTTTGTCCAAGTTTTAAACTGTTGACATGCTAACATTATGCTACTATGCTATCAATGTTAGCAAAATGCTAGCGGGTGATAGCAAGGAGATAAATATGGATTTAGAAGTTATAAAACAGAAGCAGGTGCGTATGCCAGAAGATTTAATCTGGAAAATAAAAGAGGCAGCAGTAAGAAATAGACGATCTGAAAATCAGGAGATGTTAATCAGGCTTGAAAGCAGTTTTGATGAGCGAGTAGAAAAGGTAATGAGGGAATGTTTATAAAAAATAAAACCCCAGTTGCGCGAACAACTGAGGCCAGTTGCCAAATAAACCGCATAGGAATAAATGACATGAACAGTATAACCAAGAACGATCTTACTTTCCAGAATTTCACATTCAACCCTATCGTTGAAAATGGGCAAGTATGGTTGACATCAACTGAAATTGCACAGGTATTAGGTTATAGCCGTACTGATAGTGTAAGTAAATTGTACTCACGTAATTCAGATGAGTTTACGGACTCTATGACAATGACCGTCAATATGACGTTCAACGGGATAAACAATAGCTTACGTAATAAAGTGGTCAGAGTTTACTCACTTCGTGGCGCTCACCTGATCGCAATGTTTGCATCGACTCCAGTGGCTAAAGAATTCCGTAAATGGGTGCTGGATATTCTGGATCGCGAGGTTACAGGAAGTAACTTAGATGAGCATTTATTACTTAGAAACTTAACTACAGCTAAAAAGCACATCGAAAGAGTTCGTGATATTTATCGTGAAATACTTTCACCGTCATTAATTAAGCTGAATGAAAAACTGGAATCAGAGTTATACACCTTGATAGGTGATGCTAACGGTACAGTTTATTCATCACTAAAACACTTGGAGAGCAGAACTAAAGAGGAGTTATTACATTGATAGGCACTAAAAACAGAAAAGCCAACAGGGGCAAACTGCTGGCTAATCCCAAACAAAACCAAGAAGGAAATGTTTCAATGAACGAGTTAACTTTAGCATCACATGAAACAAATGTCACTATGTCAAGTCGTGAGATTGCAGAATTAACAGGAAAGGCTCACCATCACGTAGTTCGTGACATTGAGAAAATGTTTATGGAACTAGATTTTAATTATCCAAAAACGGATGATTATGTTTCTAAAGAGTTTTTTATTAAGCGTAAAAATTACAAGGGTCGTTCTGTTATTGATGAAATAGGATTAGACCAAGATCTTACAATGACGTTAATGACTGGATACAGTGTTCCATTGCGCCATAAAGTATCAAAACGCTGGAGGGAGCTTGAGTCAGGGAAAGCAACACCAATTGTTGCACTTAATGACCCTGAATTCTTGCGTTCTGCTTTATTAAATTACACTGAAAAAGTATTAGCGCTTGAATCATCAAATAAAGAGCTAACAAATAAAGTCGAGTGTATGTCTAACTTGTTCAAAGAAGGCATGACACCGACTCAATTTTGTAAAATGCTTAACGGTGTAAATACTCAACAAGTTCAAATGTGGTTAGCTGAACGCAACTGGTTATTTAACGAAAGCAGGTCAGGTAAAAATATTCGCTGGCGTGTTGCTTCATACGCTCGTGATAAATACATGACAGAAAACCAGAGTGAAATTAATCCACATGGTCACGAGCCTTTTATTAAGTATCAACCAGTTTTATTAAAGAAAGGTGCTAAACGCCTTTATGATCTCTATCTTGCTGGTGAACTACCAATGAAAAAGAACTGGGATGGATTATTTACTCATGACAAGGAATTCAAAGAAGTAGCTTAATCACCCAAGCCAAGGACGGCTTGTTTGAGATCACACGCCACGCCTCTTAACTGAGGCTTTTTGCTTTTCTTTGCACCACAAACAGCTAAACTAATAACAAATTAACTAACGAGGATGGTGTTGTGAGGAAGGTTATTTTTTTATCGTTATTGTTAATGATGCTTTCTGGGTGCGGTGATATAGGTAAATACGATGGTGTTTACGCCTGTGATATATCTCAAGCTCTTAACGATAAGACAATAGAATACGGTGGAGATTATGTTTTCCCTAAAGATACTAAAAAGGCAAAAATAAAATTAGAGAATGCTGTTCTAACTATCTATGGGATGAATTCTGGTGATTACATCGGGCATAAGATGTCTAAACCTAGCAAAGATGACATTAATGATGATGTATATGATGGTGATTTTTTCTATAAAAAAGATGACATAATGGAAGCATTTTCATTTGATAGAAAATTAGCAACCCTAACTATTAATAGGGAAGGCATGAAGTCTATACAGCAGTTTTCAGGATGTAAAAAGCAATAAGATATTTCATTAACGATTTATGCATAAGACCCTGTCATTTTGGCAGGGTTTTCTTTTTTAGGAGACTTAAAATGTCAGAACAAAAAGTTGGCGGTATTGTTTACCAAGTATCAATGGATATAAAGCCTTTATTACAAGGTGAAAAGGAAGTAAGTAAATCCCTAGAGGAGATGAATAACTCAACAAAAAAAACCACAGAAGCGCTTAATAAGCTAGATAGAACGGCCGCTAATGTTGGTTCCTCTCTAAAAATGCCAGAGGTAAACAAGCTATCCAGAAAAATGTCTGAGTTAGCTGGCAGTATTGGCGCTCAGTCAGCAAAAACAGAGAAAGCGACTCAGGTGAACAATAGATTTGCTGGAGTCTTAAGTACTGTGTCAGGAACATTTGGCGCTGGCTATGTTAGCAATGTTGGTAGTGCAACAAGTCAACTTGTTCAGCACACAAAAGCCGCGATCCTAGCCACTCAAGCAGAATTAGAACACGCTAAATCAGCGCAAAAAGAAGCAGAAGCACTTCAAGCCGCGGCATCTCAGCAAGTATTAAATGCAAAAGCAGCAAAAGAGGAAGCTCAAAGCAAGTTAGCCTCAGTTAGTGCTGAAAAAAGCACTATTACTGAAATAGAGCGCTCTACAGATGCAAAAATGAAGGATCTGGAGGCACTTCGTCAGCGTCAAATTTTGATGGTTAAAGATGCAGAAGAAAACTACCAGATGACGGCTAGCGAAAAGAATTTAATGGCGGTAACTAAAGCAAAAAATGCACTTTACGCCACCGAAAACAAAATAAAGACACAGTTGTCAGTTACTGGTAAAGAAATAGCCGCAATAGAGGCTCGTATTGCAGCAGCAAAAGAGGCAGAAGCGCTTGCAACTAAACGATTAAACGCAGCAATAGCGCTAGAGCAGAAAGGTAAAGCAACCTTAAAGTCAGCAAATGAGGCAGTTGCCGCAGCGTCAGCAAAAGTAACGCTAGCCACACAGGCACAAAGTGTTGCCATGAATGGATTGAAAAGCGCAATGGCATTATTGGGTGGTCCTACTGGATTGTTTATGTTAGCCGCAGCAGGGGTGTATGCGCTTTATCAATCAATGAGCAACAATTCATCTATTGATGATTATAAGTCAAAAATTGACGAAGCTATCAATAAACTAGATGAGCTTAACGCTAAACAAGCTGCTGCTGCCGCATCAAAAGCAAGGTCAGTTATTAATGAAAACACGAAAGAAATTGACTCTTTAGAAAAGAAAATAACATATATACGTTCAATAATTCAAAGTATCAAGGATGGTAGCGGTAGAGTTTGGGAGGATGTGCAAGATGTAGATGAAGCAAAACAAAAACTTAGCGAGTTAGAGGGTAAGTTAGTAGATCTAACACAAGAAAACAAGCACTATTCCCGAACACTGGAATTATTAAACAAGACAGAAAAAGAAAGGACAGGTAAAACCGACGAACAAATAGAAGCTAATGCTTTATATCTAAAATCCGTTGGCGGAGTTCGTGAAGCTAACGAATTATTGTTGAGAACATTAGAGCTAGGCTCTCCGGTTATTGCTGATATAGAAACCCAGATAGACAATCTTGCTAAATCACTTGAGGATGCAAAAGTACCTCCAGAGGAAGCAGAAATTGCCATTTCGAATCTCAGAACAGCATTAGAAGCAAAGTTATCAAATAACTTTGAAGTGATGCTACAAGACCTTGAAAATAATGTTACTGCATTAAAAATAGAGATGAAGGATGGCAAAGATGCGGCGATAGAGTATCGTGCAAGCGTCATGGCCGCCAAAATGGGCATGACTGATGAGGGGCAGGTAAAGCGTTATATACAATTAATTAAAGAAGAAACCGAGGCTAGGGAAAAGTTAACAAATCAAAACAAGAAATCAAAATCAGGAAATAACGAAGCTAAACGTATTAACGATGCCATTAAAAAACAACAGCAACAGACTGAGGCGTTAAGAAAAGAATTTGAATTATTGAGTTCTGGCGCAGCTAACGTAAATAGAGAGATGGCTATTTTTAACGCTGTTCAAAGTCTGGGTGCTGATGCGACAGACAAGCAAAAGAAAGCTATTGCTAAAGAAGCCGCCGAAGTTTTTGACCTCAAACAAAAAGTCGATGACTTTATTAAGTCGCAAGAAATTACTCCAGAGTTAAAACTTGCAAGAGCATTTAGACAAGAATCTGAAGAGCTTAAACGCATGTTTGATAATGATTTCATTGATGAAGAAACGTTTAAGGCGTTAGGCAATAAAGCAATGAAGGCATTTGATGCTGGAATGGCTGAAATAAAAATAAATGCGGTTATTGACCCAATAACTGAAGCTAAAGGGCAATATGACCCGATTCAAGCACTGGCTAACGAACACGCTAAGAAACTTGAGATGATCCGCCAATTCGAAACAGAAAAAGGCGCTATCACCCAGCGTGGCTTAGAGTTAATGAATGCCGCCAATACTCAATATGAGCAAGAACGGTTAAATGCTCAATGGGAGATATGGCGCAATCAGAGCCAAGCCAATCAATTCTTAGCTGATGGGTTGGACGCATTAGGACAACGCTCTACTAACGTACTCACGGGGCTATTAACAGGCACACAATCCCTTAACGATGCTTTCCGTAATGTCGCCTTAACCATTGTAGACCAAGCCGTTGGCGCTCTGGTTCAAATGGGTATGCAACAGGTTAAGAATATGGTTACTGAAAGCGCCATGCGTAAGGCTTCCAATGCTCAAGCTATAGCGGATGCTACAACTACTGGCGCCGCAATTACAAATGCTATGGCTCCGGCGGCAGCGACAACCAGTATTGCCACTATGGGTTCTGCTGCTACATGGGGTATGGCAGCAATGGCAACGGCTATTCCCGCTATGATTGCGCTTGCTGGCGCTCGTAAAAATGGCGGGCCCGTAAATGCTGGCTCAATGTATCGAGTGGGTGAAGGTGGTAAGCCTGAGATATTCAAAGCATCTAATGGTAGTCAGTACATGATCCCAGGTGACAATGGTCGAGTTATCAGCAATCGACAAATGGGTAAAGGTGGTAATGGTGTCAGCATGGGTGATATGCACTTTACATTCCAAGTTCAAGCACCTAATGGCATCACTCAAAAGGAAGCACAACAGATACAGCAAATGGTGAGAGGTACGGTTTATGACGTACTTGGTAACGAAATGCGTAGCGGTGGTGCTTTGGAAAAAGTAAGAGGTTGGTAATTAAGAGAGGTAGTTATGAGCAATCAGAATATCAAAGAAATTAAAGATAGTGATGGTAACGTGAAATTTAGAATAGCGAAAATTGGAGTATTTGACACATCACCAACACCATCAATAGAAGATTTAGTGAAAAGAATTGAGTCACTGGAAAAACAGCTCGCTGATATGCAAAAGGCAACGAGCTGTGATTTAGATATACTAAGCACGCGAATTACTGCAGTCGAAAGCTTTAGCCGTTAGTACAGTTAGCAAAGCTATTCTTTGCGTGTTGTATAGCTAATTTTTCAATATCTCTTAATGTTAAATTCTCTACAACTTTACCTGTGACATCTATTGTGAAATGGTGGATTGAACCATCCGAACCTTGTAAGGCAATATCTAATGTGTTCTTATCATTAGCTCGGTCTATGCCTGAAACATGAATCAAATTAAATTGCATAAAATTCCCTCACACCGAAGTAAATCAGCCATTCCTTCGGCAAGTTTCTCTGGGCTGAATATATAAAATAACCTAATGGATATTTATTAATATCCTGATATTTGATCAGGCGGCTTTGTGTCGCCTTTTTTTATTGGAGTAACCAATGGAAGAGTTTAAATGGCGACCTGAAACAGCTTATCAGGTGGGTAATGAGCCTAAAGTGAAAGTAGCCAAGTTTGGTAACGGTTACGAACAAAGAGTCAAAGACGGGATCAACAACCAACTAAAGACTTATCAACTCTCATTTATTAAACATGCTGATATTGGGAAACAGATTGATGAGTTTCTTAAGGCTAGAGGTGCAGTTGAATCATTCTTATGGCTAACCAGTGATGATAACTCTAAACGTAAATTTGTTTGCCGTAGCTGGCAGGTAACACCAAGAGCGACGGTGTGGCAGATAGACTGCACATTTGAGGAGGTTGTTGCATGAGGGATATACCTCAAGAGATGCGCATAGATGTTGCAGATTTACAGCAAAATGCAATGTTAGATTTGTATGAGGTCGATTTAAGTCGTTTTGGTGGTGACGTTTACCGGTTTCATGACGGCATGAATGGCTTATTAAAACCTATTATTTGGCAGGGCTTACGATATGAGCCTTATCCTGTTCAGGTTACAGGGTTTAGTGTAACGGCTCAGGGTGCATCAGACAGACCAAAAATGACGTTTGCTAACTTTGACGGAATGTTAACTGCGATTAACAACGACTATGATGATGCGCTAGGCGCTGTTGTTACTCGCAGGCAGGTTTTAGAGCAATATCTCGATGCTGTTAATTTTCCCAACGGAAACCCACAAGCAGATCCAACCAGAGAAGCCGTTCAAAAATATGTTATCGAACAGCGAGAAAGTTCAGACTCTGATTTTGTGACGTATATATTAGCACTTCCAACAGAAACAGATAACGCCCTGATACCTAGACGGGTTATTCAGGCTGATATCTGCTCGTGGCGATACAGAGGATTTGATTGTGGTTATGATGGCCCTCCTGTTGCAGATGAAAAAGACCAACCAACAACCGATCCCTTAAAAGACAAATGCTCTCATAAATACAGCGGGTGCAAATTAAGACACAAAGGGAATATGCCATTCGGCGGGTATTTAGGATCAAATAAATTAGGTTAATCCATGATTGAGAAAGACATTATCGCTCACGCGAAAGCGGAAGGAGTGAGGGAGTCTTGCGGCTTAATTTCGGGTGACAGGTATTTCCCTTGCAGAAACATACATCCCGATCCGCAAAACTATTTTGAAATTAACCCAGACGATTGGATGACGGCAGAGTGCTATTCAGAAATCAAAGCTATTGTTCATAGTCACCCTGACGGAAAGCCGTACCTGAGTTCTGGCGACAGAACAATACAAAGGAAAACAAATCTGCCTTGGTGGTTGGTATGTGATGGAGAGATCCATAAGTTCAGGCCAATAGCGCCACTGTTAGGTAGAGAGTTTAAGCATGGTGAGCAGGATTGTTATTCCATTATACGTGATGCCTATCATCTGTCAGGCATTCAGCTAGATGATTTTATTCGTCCCGATGAATGGTGGTACACAGAACAAAATCTCTATCTTGATAACACGGACAAGCAGGGATTTTATCAAGTAGAAGAGGCTCAAGAAGGCGATATGATATTGATTTGCTTAGGAACATCAAAACCTTGTCACGCTGCGTTGTACTTAGGTAATCAAGAGATATTGCATCACAGGCCAGACAGATTGAGTAAGCGAGATACTTACGGTGGTTACTGTTTTAAATACACTCACAGCATTTGGAGGCATAAACAATGGTCAAATTACAGTTTGCAGGCTATTTACGCAGATTTGGACGCAGGTTCGAGCTTGAGGTAAGTAATGCAGGTGAGGCCTTACGCTGTCTTTGCTATCAAATTGATGGGTTGAAAAAAGAGATTAACCAAGGTCAGTTTCGCGTTCGTATCGCAGGTAACGATATGACCGAGGATAGTATTTCCACGGGATTAAGTACGCCATTAAATGAAGGTGATGTTATTACGATCGTCCCTATAGTTGGTGGTGCTAAATCCGGCGGGTGGCTAGGCATTATTGGTGGAGCTGCTTTAATTGGCGCATCGTTTTTAATACCGGGCGGATTTTTGGCAACGATGACATCGACTGCATTATTTGCCGCTGGTGTAGGTGTGGCCGCCGCGGGATTGGCAACCATGTTAACTAAAACACCGCCAGCGCCAAGCATAGAGGGGCGAAACTCAGAAAGTAACCAGTATTTCAGCTCGTTATCAAATAGAGTCGGTCAAGGTTATCCGGTTCCTATCTGTTATGGCGAGATGGTTGTGGGTTCAAATGTAATATCACAAGGTTTGGAGACTGTTTAATGGGCAAAGGTGGCGGTGGAGGAAGCACTCCGAGGTTGCTCGATGACAACTTAAAAAACAAACAATTTCTTAATGTCATCGATTTAGTTTCAGAAGGGCCAATAGAAGGGCCCGTAGGTGGTATGTCAGGTTTTCTATTGAATGGAACGCCTGTTGTAGATGCGGATGGTAATCCAAATATTCATGGTGTTGAGGTTCAGTGGCGAGCAGGAACGCAAACGCAAGAACCATTAGAGGATTTTCCTTTTGTAGAAAAAGAAATTCCTGTCAATGTAGAGGTAAAAAAAAGCACACCAATTTTACGCACTATTTCAGATCAGGAAACTGACCGCGTTAGATTCACTTTGGGTGTTTCTGCTCTTGTTAGTCAAGATGACAAGGGAAATCAGCACGATGCTACGGTAGAAATGCTTATTGAAGTTAATGATGGTTCTGGTTGGACACATGCAGAAACAGCAAAAATAACCGGAAAAATCAGTGGCCAATATTTAGAATCATATATCATTGATGCGCCTAAAAAGAAACCTTTCCAAATTAGAGTTTCACGATTAACAGATGATAGTAAAAGTGATCTACTGAAAAACGGAACGGTATGGGCAAGCTACACAGAAATAACTGACGCTAAATTCTCTTACCCTAATTCTGCCGTCGTCGGGATGAAAATCGATAAATCCCAATACGGTGATACACCCAATCGCACCTATCATATTAAAGGGATGATTATCCAAGTTCCTGATAACTATGATCCGGAGTCTCGTACTTACACTGGCATCTGGACTGGTCGCTTCAAGCCCGCATGGACTAATAACCCTGCATGGGTTTTTTACGATTTAGTCACTAATGAACGATACGGTATAGGAGAGATGATCGGCTCGTTTGGCGTTGATAAATTCGCGCTATATGCCATTGCTCGTTACTGTGATGAATTGGTTGATGATGGGTTTGGCAACAAAGAGCCTCGCTTTACTTTTAATGCCTACATTACCTCTCAACGAAAAGCCAAAGAAGTGCTTGATGACTTAGCGTCCGTATTTCGCGGTATGCCTTTATGGGACGGACAGCAATTAACGTGCTTTCAAGATAGACCATCAGATCCAGTATGGACGTACACAAACTCAAATGTTATTGATGGAAAATTTAAATATACATCAACAGCGAAATCAGCTCGTCATAATGCTATCGAGGTGTCATGGATAAACCCGAGTAATGGATGGAGTGAAGAAAGAGAATTTATCCAAGATGATGATCTCATTCAGCGATTCGGCGGTGTAAATGTTAAGAAAGTTACTGCTTTTGGTTGCACTAGTCGCGGACAGGCTCACAGAGTGGGTAAGTGGATATTACAGACAGAAAAGCTGGAGAAAGATAGCGTTACATTCTCAACAGGAAGAGAGGGGATTAACTGCATCTCTGGCGATATTATTGAGGTAGCAGACGATAGCTTTGCAGGAGTGAAGGTAGGTGGTCGGGTTCTATCAGTTAATGGTAGCGCTATTACTATTGATGCGCCTATAGATTGGAAATATGACGATAAAGGTACTTTCTCATTTTTAGGGACATCAGGCAGGTTCGAGAAAATAGAAATTCAATCTATCGATGGTGATATTGTCACTTTGCGTGAGGTTCCTCGTGGACTGAAACAATATGGTGTATTTTCTATTACCAAAAGCATGCTAATAACAAGATTGTTTCGAGTTATTACCATTTCAGAAAATAATGATGGAAATTACTTATACAACTGTATTCAGCATGAACCTCAAAAGGAAAGCATTGTTGATAATGGAGTTGATTTTACTGGGAACCCGCCAACGCAGAATGTTATTCGCATTCCTAATATAGAGCGTCTTTCTATTGCTTACGTTGATGATAGCCCTCAAGTTCAAGCTAGGGCTATGTGGGTAACAACAGCCATTAATAGAAATATTTCATTTAATGTCACTCTTTATAAAAACAGCAAGGTTGTATCTACTGGTAATACCACAGATTTAGAGTACTACTTTAATGGGCTTGAAGCCGGTGACTATCTTGTTGGGGTGAGAGGTCAAGACGCTAATGGAATGCTTGGTAATGAATCAAAAGTCCAGATGGTTATTGGTACGCCAAGTGCACCTAGCTCAATAATTGTTGAGTCTGGTTTTTTTGAAATAAAATTAATCCCTCATATCGCTGCGCCACACACTCTAAATACCGAGTTTGAGTTCTGGTTTTCTGGTGAAATAAAAATAAATAATATCAATGAGATAGAGTCAAAAGCTGATTTCTTAAGTCGCGCTAAGTTCTGGACAAAAGGGCAATTAAAGCCGGGGCGTGATTACTGGTTTTATGTAAGAAGCGTAAATGAATATGGGAAGTCTCATTTTGTAGAAGCTAAAGGACAAGTTGACGGTAACATAGACGCTATTCTTGAAGAATTAGCGGGGCAAATCAGCCGAGACCAACTCGCACAAGACTTATTGGGTGAAATTAACAGTAAAGCTAACCAAATCGATATTACTGAATTACATGAGTTGATGAGGATAAATCATGACAAGATTTTATCTGAGTTGATGAGGCATGGAGCAACGATTGAAGAAAGTGAAAAAAAATGGGAGGAGGCAGGAAAATTACTGGCTGAGCGGATAAATCAAGTTTCAACGGCAACAGAAGCACAGGCAGCCGCAATTAAACAAGAGCAACAAGCACGTATTGAGGGTGATAAAACCGAAGCGCAACAACGGCAATCCTTAGCTACTCAACTTCGTGGTGATTATACTGGCAATGATTTATCGAAAGTGACCGCAGGACTCATTTCCGCCGAGAAACAAGCGCGGGTCTCGGGTGACCAAGCGGAAGCCAAAGCCAGACAGTCATTGGAAACACGGATGAATGGGAATGTTTCCGCGATTAATCAATCATTAGAAACCCTCACCTCGAAACAGCAAGCACAAACGCAAGAGATTTCAACGCTCAATTCAAATCTTAAGGGGAAAGCTGATAGCAGTGTGGTGAATGCGTTAAATACGCGAGTAACTAATCTCGATGGCAAAGTGATGTCCGCAACCTCTCAGGTACAAACGTTATCCAGCAAATTAGATACAGTGAAAGCCGATTTAACGGAGTCTGTGGTGGTGGATTTAGATTTATCTAAACTCAATGAAAACACCTATTATCCGATTATTTTGCCATTAGTAACTTCTCGACGTTATGCCTTTAAGGTTTTTAGGACCTTAGGGCAATATAGAGACAATAAACCGAGCTATGCGACTCACAATACCAAAGGTTTTGCCATGATTGTGGAATGGCAAGTGAGTGGTTCTGGATGGGGAACCCAGTCTGAAAACCGCATCATTGATAATTTTGATTGGCGATGGACAAATCAATCCCCTGTGATGGGGCCAGCTCAATTAACGAATGGTTCTGTGGAATATATCTATTTGCGAGGAGGTGCTAAATATCAGCTCACTAAGCATAAAAGTGTTAACCATCAAATTATCACCCGCACTTATACCAATAACAAACAATCGGTGGCACCAAAAGGATTTGTGGCGAATGAAGTACCTAAGTCCAGCGAACAGAAAGCCAATGCAACGGCGAATGCGGTAAACCAACTTGAAACTAAGGTGACTGAGGTCTCAGGTAAAGTGACCTCTACCGCCCAGCAAGTCACTCGCCTTGAAAGCCAAGTGGGTACAAGTTCAGCCAAAATAGAGCAAACCTCGAAAGTGGTCACCGACATAAATGGCAAAATTTCCGCATCATGGACAATGAAAGTTCAGCAAGATAGCAAAGGGAATAAAGTCATTACGGGCATTGGCTTAGGGTTTAATGCACAAGGAAATAGCCAATTTCTGGTCAATGCCCAAAACTTTGCGGTGATATCGTCATTAAACGGCAAAGTGGTGACACCGTTTATCGTGAAGAATGGACAGGTGGTTATTCATGAAGCCTTAATGGATAAAGCGTGGATACAAAAATTAGTGGTACTCGATTATTTTAAATCATCAGGATTTGATAAAGGGAATGGCTTTTTATTGGATGCTAAAAACAATGTTTTTCGCTTTACGAGTGGTAATGGAGGGACAACATTAACCAATCAAAATTTATATGTAAAAGACGAAACTGGGTATAATGTTGTTATTATTGGTGATATTACAAATGAGCGATAATTATGGCATGGTAATCAAATCTAAAAAATATGGAATTAATTTATTAAATACATCCGATAGGGTTGGACGAATTGTTGGTTGGCATGATATTACTCCAATACCACTTATGACTAAAAAAACTTTTAGTTATGACCATTCTGATCTAAATAAATATGGAGAAGTATTTGCTTGGTTTGGAACTTCTTTTATGAGGGGGTTAGCTGGAGATGTTATTTTAAATATTAATAACGGGGTAATTATTCTTGAACTCGATAATGTTTATAGAAATGGCTTAATCGATATATATGATGACATCATTAGGTTATATTATGGAGTATATTGATGGGTAAATATGGCATTATTATAAAAGGAAAGGATCGTCATATTCAAATAGATAGCTTTAATACGGTTATGAACTGTATTAGAAAGCAGACTGTTGTAATGAAAGGTGGGATAGTATCTGGAAATCAAGGATATTATACTGAATTACCGATTACCCCACATTTATCTACAAAGTTATTTGCTGTATCACCTAATAATGTTTTTGTTAAAGTTATTGGGGGAGCCATAAAAGGAAGTGATAAAAATATCCAGATATCCCAACCTTATAATGACTCTTCGGGTAGTGTTGATGTATTTGAATTTGGTGATTTTCCGAATAATATTTTTAAAGAAAAATATGGAGTCGTTATAAAAAATAGTAGTACAAAACAGACTGTTTATAACTCTAATTGGGGGGTGCTAAAAATAGTAGGATATTTTATTGCATCATGGAAAGAAGATATTGATTATCAATTACCAAATATAAAAGATTTAGCTTTCGTTTTTGGTGGCGGAATGGGAGGAATATGGGAAGATGGATTTGAAGGGGCTTGGATGGATACTTTTATTAAAAGAGAGGGAAATACGTTACAAGTAAGATATAAAGAAGCTGTTCTTTGGAGCACAGGCAGTGCAAATCGTGATTTATCTAGATTTCCATCTACTTGCTTAATAATAGATGTGAGCGATATTAAGAAGGTATTATGAAAAAAATAATTTTATTATCTATTGCGGTATTTATTTCAGGCTGTGTTGATAGAAAACCTATAAATTATCAGACAGTGGAGTGTGTTGGTTTAATTAAAATTCAGACTATTGAAAAATATCAGAGTTTTAAATTAAGTCGCTATAATAATGATAATAATATGTATTTTGGATACGGTAAAGCAGGTTTATGGCAAGGCGGTTGGGTTAGCCCTGATATGTTTGACAAAATATATTGCAAAGATAATTCACATATAAAAAAATAAATTTAGGAAATAAATCATGATATACACAACAGGCACTGTTAGCACAGTGTCAGGGTCTGCTATTGTCTCTGGCACAGGTACCATTATTTTAATTAAAAATGGTAATGCTAATTTTATTTATATGGTGGACAGGGTTAATAGCGATACAGAATTAGTCATTTCACAACCGGCTACATTTACCGTAAAAAACACTAGTTACAGCATTAATCTCACTGAGCCGAACTCATACAGCGACGCTAATAATCGTATGACCGCTATTGCATCAGATACGACGTATTTTCTGCGAGCAATGGACCAATGGATGATGAATAACGGTGTGGTGACAGTAGAGCTATCTAACGGGCAAAAAGTAACGTTAGATAGCATTAAGAAGATGCAAAGTGATATTAGTAGTAAAGCTGATTTAAATAGCAGTATAGTTCAACGATTTAAATCAGGTTTGCTTGCAGAGGCCAGTATCGGTGCAGCAAAAGGAGATATGAGGTTACTTATCGATTTAAAAGCGGATAAGTTTGAATTCATATATACGAATGGTAACGGTTGGTTTGGTAATCAACTTCCTAGTAAAAATGGGACTTTGATGGTTGTTGGCGATTATGGCTTCGGCTCTAGGGGGGATGATAGAATTCTTAGGGGTTACAATGAGTCACAAATAGCTGAACATATCAAGGGAGACAAGGCGCTAACAAATGTATGGAGAGATAATGATAATGCTACAAAATACTCTCCTCGTTATTCGGCTAACCTATTAGTTAGGACTGGAGACACCTATTTTAATATCAATGCACACCATGCTAATAGTGAAATAACTGTCACGTCGGGATCGGGCAATAACGAAATAATCAGAAAAATATGGAACTCGGGAAATACAACGGTAGACAGTAACGGTTTTATTAAACGAGCTTCTCCTGTAATTAACATCAACCCCGACGGCACATTTACCACTAACGACGAATCAGAAGGTGCTACAGTTACTCGAGTAGCTCAGGGTGAATATCTTATCGAAGGTGTACTCGGCTTTAACTCAGATGCAGGTTGGGGTGGTGTTGATGGTGGTATTGAAATTCCACTCGATGTTAATAAACAGCCGTTGATATGGGTAGACTCTAAAGTTATGGAGGACGGTTCCATTCTCGTGAGAACGTATCATCGAACTCACCCTAACGCACCTAAATTCGCCCGTAATGATATTGATGGTTACAAAGACGGTGACCCAATTGATATCCCTGATGGTCGTTTTATTTCCGTTCGTGTACAGATGCCTGAGCAATCCATCTATAACGTGAGAATGCGTGAGATGGAAGAAGCGCAGAAGGTGGAAGAGGAGCGCAGACAAAAAGAAGAGGAAGAAAATCAGGACACCAATAAGACACCAGAAATTGATAACTGATTGATTATATAACTCGGTCGGTTCAATCGAGCATCAGCACTACTCAGCCTTCAAATACTGCACCGATTTTCCATCCGGCAACTTCTTACTTCTCTCACGATAAAACGCTAATCGTTCATTAAAGTACTCGCGCAAATGTGCTGGTTGTTGTCGTTCAACTTCGGACGCAACAACTGGCATATTGAGGCGTTCTTTGTATGCGACACCTGAAGCGGCTAAATCGACATTAATCTTGTCTTTTTCTTCTTGAGTTAGGTTTGCGAGGTTCATAGTAGATCCAGTTAGTTTTTGGAGAGTATAGCAGGGTGTGGAATTAAAAAATCAGAGGTGGTATAAAAGTATCACCTTTCTTTTTCCTGTATTCATATCTTATCAAAAAATAGCCTCTAAAAATCCAAAGGGGGTATTTATGGGGGTATGAAAATTTCTCTTTGCATTTATTTTTATTTAAATCAACATGTTAATATCTTTGTTTTATTCTCTCCTCCTCCGCCATTTCAACATCTCCTAGCGTCTCCTGAAGTCTCCTTAACTTCCTTTGATCCACTAAAAACAAATTTCCTAGTCAACAGTTTTATTCATAATTATTCAAATTTCTGTTTGTATAAAGAGTATTGAGCATTATTGTAACCTCTAAATATTTCGAATAGATTATGGTTGAATATATTTACGACTGGGGACAATCAATATGATGATTTATTGTTATGATGACAAAATAAGTGAAATTAAAATAGAACAACTCACCAAATTGTTATATAGATGTGTCCTTGGTGGGGCAAGTGTTGGGTATACTGACGCAGAAACTCAAGTAGATGATATGAGAAATTATTGGCTTAGTGTTAATCACTCATTATCAACAAATACGTTTAAATTAATTACTGCAGTGATTGACGGACAAATAGTCGGTGTTGTTGGTCTTGAATTATGCACTAAACCAAACGGCAAACATCGTGGGGAGATTTGCAAACTATTAGTATCCCCTGATCATAGGCATAAAGGAATAGCACAGCAATTGATGCAAAAGGCTGAACAAATAGCATGGGAGAGAGGGATAACACTTTTAACTTTAGATACCATTACAAAAGGTATGACGGTGAGTCTATATCGCTTTCTTGGTTGGCAAGTTAGTGGTGAAATTCCTGAGTTTGCTCAAGCAGTTGATGGTAAGTTTGAGGCTACAACCATTATGTTTAAACTTAAGCCTGAGAGTAATAGTTAA